TGGACCGGATGGTAGAGATCTTATGCCGCCGCCAGAAGAACAACCCCTGCCTTGTAGGCGAACCGGGCGTGGGCAAGACCGCGCTGGCCGAAGGGCTTGCCCAGCGCATCGCCGACAAGCAGGTACCCCGGATGCTCCAGGGGCGGCGACTGCTGGCGCTGGACATGGCCAGCCTCGTGGCTGGTACGAAGTACCGCGGCGACTTCGAAGAGCGGTTCAAGAACCTGCTGGAAGAATTTACACACAGCGCTGTATCGAATAATTTTTGATGATACGCTGGTTTTGAATGTGGTTAGATGCGGTTCGAAGTGCTTAGATGCACGTAACTCGTATATTATTCCTGCATTATTCCTGCACCAAAAACCTACATGATGAATTTCTCGTACTTCTACATTCGGATTCATTTGATTACTTAATCTTCTCGATTTCAGTTCGAAGCCAGTCCATATCGGGCTTGATGTAGTATTTCTCTGTGATGTCATCAATGTAATGGCCAAGTATTTTTTTCAAGGCATACTGATCGACCTCAGACTTCTTGGCCATGGTTGCGAACTGGACACGGCCATCATGGAGGCGATGATTTTTATTTAGTCCAAGAGCGTCGCGGGCTTCATTGAATCGAACATAATAGCGGTCGTAGGTATAAGGCTTCCCTGGCTGGGTGTCGGACGGGAACATATATTTGCATCCAGACGAAACTGCTTCATTATAGTATCGCTCTACGAAATGAAAAATCTTCGAGTGGATCGGAACGACTCGGTTTTTACCGGAAACAGTTTTGGAGCCTCCATGAAATGTTTTATTATCCAGGTCGATGTCGGTAACGCGCATACTCAGAAGCTCATTAGGCCGCCATCCAGAGTAGAACTGTATCAGCGTGATGTCAAGATATGGATATTTCTCCAACGACTTCCAAATGAGAGCGACCTCTGCATCTGTATAAGGGATGTGACTTTTATCAACACGAGAGGTCTCTTCCTGGTCGATTCTGGAGAGCGAGAATGCTCGGGCATAGTTCTGATTGACCAGCTCGTTTTGAACTGCGTAGTCATACATGAGATTGAGCAGACTCTTTATCCGGCCTTTCGCAGAGCGGGGAAGTTCGATTTCATCTCCGCTTTTGTATGTTGTGGCTTCATCAATGGCAAGCTTTAACTGAGGCACACGCATCTGCTGAAGTTTTAGGTTGTGGATCTTGCGAAGGTACCTCCAGCAGCATTCGGTTTTCTCGACCATCTTATCGCCGACATGAGTTTTATAGTCGGCAAGCCACATCTGATAAAGCTTATCCATTGTGATGTCGCTGTCAAGACTATATGGATTTTTGTTGTATTCCACAAGCGCAAGGTATGCTTCATTGTAGGTTTCAAAATAGGACTGCGGCTGAAGCGGCTTGCAGATCGGACGGCCCTCCGAAGTCTTGTCTATGGTGACAAGGACTCTGAAGGGCTTTCTTAGATTACGCCCCTTTATCTCAGAAATCTGTCCAAATCCATTGGGCAGTCTACGGCGTTTATTTGCTTTTCTAGGATAGACCCGCGCATCCTTTTTCAGGGGAAAACCACAGTGTGGACAGACGAGAGCTTTACTTGATATTTGTAATTCGCACTCTGGACAGGTGGTCAACATAAGAAAAATACCTCCTTTTTGGCTCTGAATTCTATTCTAGATTAAACGATTCTATGTCATTTGTCAACTCTCCTATGTGAAGAAAAATAAAAACAGCACGCACTGCCCCGTTCTTTCCCTAAAATATGCTAATAGGACGTGATACGCTGTCCTTAGATATTTTTGAAGGGAGAACACAGTATGAATGAATTGATATTTCCGACCGGGTCAGTGCCTGTCTCCATCGCTGCCAGGGTATACGGAAGAGACCCCTCATGGGTGAGGGCGGGGATCATTGCGGGGTGGTTGCCCATCGGGAAAGCTACCCGAAACGGAAAACTTGTGACCGATGTGAAAGAGATGAACGCTAAACTTGGGCGTATCAACTTTTATATTTCGCCAAAGGCACTCTATGAGCAAACTGGATTTTTGTGGAGGGGTAAGCATGGCACACATTGAACTTTCTGAGCAGAATCCCTACTATATCTCAAAGCATCGCTACTATGAGCTCAAACACTTCTGTCTGCAATATCCCGAGTGGGAAGAAGCGATGGCCCTCCTGAACGGATGGAAGTCGAGGCCGGAAGAACTACAGACCGTTACGATGAGGGGAAGCCGCGTCTCAAATCCGACGGAGCAGGTGGGCATTGCGCGGGCCTTCTTTACGAAACGCATTGACCTCGTGAAGCACTGTCTCGATGAGGTAGAGCCGGCCATAGCACCCTTCGTTCTCAAAGGGGCTACAGAATGCGTACCTTATGATATTCTCCGCATTCAGGGCTGCCCCTGCTGCCGCGAAAGCTACTACGAACAGTACCGGAAGTTCTTTTGGGTATTGAGCATCGAGCGCGGATGACGCGAAAAAGTCAGGCTCCTTTATGAGGTAAACTCATATTTGAAAGGAGATATTTATTATGAAAAAAGCATTGAAAATTGGTATTGGCGCTATCGCTGGCCTTATTGGAACAAGCGTACTGTTACATATTCACAATGCAGAGGTTTGCAGAGTTTATTGCGAACGCTATGGGGAAGGATATGATGCAGGTTATGCAGTTGGACTGTATGAGGGAAAGCGAAAAGGTGCGTGTGCAATGTTTATGACTGAAAATGAAGAACATTTCAATAAGTATATGGGAGAAGTCGAGAAAGAATTTGTTGAGGCAAATACACAACTCAATAAATAAGAGAACTGAGCCGTGGAGAAATCTGCGGCTCTTCTTTTTCAGACAGGCGCGAAAATAACTGACTCCTTTATGGAGGTGTTGAAATTATGACATATACTGTTTATGAAGCTGCAACCTTAGTTGGTGTGAACCCAGAAACTATACGCAGATGGATTCGTAGCGGCAGGTTGATCGCTAGCATTTCGAGTAAAAAAGCAGGTTATATTATTAGCGAGGTGGATTTGCAAAGAATGCATAACAAAGACTTGACTGCTTTACGAGACATTTACAAAGAAGAAAAGCTGGAAACGCAAAGGATGATAAGATTTCATGAGGATATGCTAAACTATTATAAGAAACATCTTGAAGAACTGGAGGGGCGGTAACGCTTCTCCTTTTTTTCTGAGACGCGAAAAATTCAGCCACCTTTATGAGAAAGGTGGTATTTATTATGTTTAGTCTGATTATCGCAATTCTGATTATTGTACTGCTGGTGAAGGCGATTGGCCTCATTGGCGCAAAAACAGAAGAGGTGAGACAGAGAACAAAGAGAAGACACTAAAGAGCGGGAGCTGCTGAGAAATCGGCAGCTCTTTCTTTTCACGCGCAGGCGCGAAAATTTCAGTGTCCTTTATGGAAGATAAGAGAGCTATAATTGGAGGAACGATTATGACTGATATGATGAATATGCTGATGACGAATTACTATTGGGTCGAGGTTATATTGGCTGTTGGTATGGCTATATATTATGGGCCAAAAGTATTTGAGAAGAAGTAACAAATCTAAGAGAACGAATAACAAATATATTTCGCTCTCTTATCTTTTTGCGCAGGCGCGAAAAATTCAGCCTCCTTTATGGAAAGAAATGTTAATAATAGGAGGTAACTACTATGTTTAAGTATATTGTTAAGGGTTTCGAGGAAATGATGAATTCTATCGGGAAGGGATTTAACGAGACGATGAACGTCTCTTACCCGGAGGTGGAACGCAACGAACTTGAGCTTATTACCGAATACTACATGGGCGTACGATAAAACATTCGACCGGAGACGGAGTCTGAGGAAACTCGGACTCTTTCTTTTTTCTATTCTAGAATAGAACGTACACGCGAATTTTTCCGGCTCCTTTATGGAAGAAGATGTCTTCCGAAGAGCGAAAGGAGATTTTTACGATGAAACAGTACAAGAGAGTAAAGGCTACTTACGACCGCGGTTATGTGAACGCGATGGACAAGATACGTGTGTTTATTGAGAGCAACCAGAAAGTTATGTACATTGGTACAGGCGAGTATGCGAATGCCTCGACGGCACAGGTATCTTACACGAACGCGATAAACCTGATCCGGGCCAGTGGTCTGGTACGAGCTGCTTGCAACAGAGGAGAATTATTTCTGATTCGCAACGACATCTGAGCCGACAAGAGCTGTGGAGAAATCTGCAGCTCTTTATTTTTTTTTCATCACGCACTGGACCGCCCTAAATGATATTTTGATAAAGGAGAAAAGTATGAACGACTATTTCGTCTATCTTATTTTCGCAATGGTCATCGGCTTTGCACTCGGCATGATACTCTGCCGCCACGTCGGTGACATCAACCATTCGGTCGGTGAGCTCATCATCGGTGAACCGGACGACCCCGACTGGCCGTATCTATCGCTGAGTCTCGACGAGGAGGTGACAGAGTTCGAGGGCGAGGAGTACGTTGTTCTGCGGGTCAATAAACTTGATCTCGCGCGAAAAAATCAGGGTGCTTAATGGAGGAAACTCCAAATTTACTTTGTAAAGGAGAAATTAAAATGGAAAACTACGAAAACAAAGAACTGTTGAAGGAAGCGGCAAAGCAATCGCTGGAGAGTCTCAAAGACTTGAAACCGGGTACGGACGAGTACACGAATACGGCAAAGGTTGCAATGCAGTTGTACGACATGCAGCTCAAGAGCGATGAGCAGGAGAGCAACCAGAACCTGAAAGAGGATGAAGAACGGCGGAAGGGCCAGGAACTCATCAACGATCAGGAAAAGGCTGCCAAGAGCCGGAAGCTCGAGTGGGCAAAGTTTGGCATGCAGGCAGCAACGTGCTTGATCACGGTTGGTACGACGATCTACTGGTCGATCTGCGAGGCTGGCGGTGTTGTGCCGCTTTCGAGAGCTTTGAACGAAGGGTTCCATGAAATCAAGAGAGGCTTTACAGACAGAAAGTAAAGGAGGAACCGAGAAGGGTCTGTGATGAAAATTGCAGGCTCTTTTTATTTTTATGAGGTATCACAACGATATTCCAAAGGAATGGACGAACTACTACGGAAGTGTATACCGCTGCAACCATCCGGTCTACCGTGTGAGCACTTTATATTTCGAGCACGGGAAAGGGCTTTGCGTCATCCAGCAGAGATTTGACGAGAAGACCAAATCCACATGCTGGGGACCGATAGACCCGTGGCTAACAGATAAGATATACCTCCATGAAGGATTCAAGGAGTATTTTGACCACCATGCCAAGAGAAGAAATCAAAATGGCGAGTATCCGACGGTCACGGTCAGGCAGATCATGTGGGCGCTGCGGATGAAGCCTTTGCGCAAAGAACGCTGGGAGACTGTGTTTGACCGGAGCTTGATTTAAGAAAGGACGATTTGTATGTGCAAGTATTGCGATGCAGGTACCATGCTCAGAAGCAGCAATGTGGAGCTTCCGGGAGGACAGAATGCTGCGATGGCACTGTGGATAACACGGAGGAAAGAGGGGACTCCTATTATTCGGGCTAAAATCGACTATGGCACAAAGGATAAAAATTTTAGGGGTTATGCTGCCAGCCGTATTCCTGCTTGCAGCGTGGAGATCAAATACTGTCCGTTCTGCGGAAAAAAGTTATTGAAAGACCCTATTTTTCCGCAAATGGCAGAAGAAAGTGCAATAGAAATCGCAAAAGACCCCGAACATGGCCCGGCAATCTTATACTGGTTCAAATCGGAATCTGGCTATTGGGCTGTAGACAACAGAAACCATAGTGCATTTTCGATGTGCTTTTTGTCAAAAGAAGAGTGCCTCGCATATCTCGCTGCGAACGCCTGACGCGAAAAATTCTCCTTATATTATGGGATAAAGCCCGAAACAAAGGAGAACGTATTATGAACGAATCTATTGGAAAGAAAATTTGGAACTATACGATTTCGGTCGGGCAGATCATTACGACATTCCTGATCGGGTGCGCTGTGGCACTCGTGATGTGGCTGTTCGTACAGATTTTCCGGCCGTCGAAAGACTGATATTTTTACGATAGACCGGTAAACGACAAGAAACTGGCTTTATCCGAAGAGAGCTTATGGAAACATGGGCTCTTTCTTTTATATTTTTGGAGGTTGAACGCAGTATGGAATTTTGGGAAGTTGTTATCTTCACGGCATGGGATGAACCTAGTGGTAAAGTTTATTATTTCTCCAAAAGAGATGAAGCATGGGCATTTTATATAGCATTCAATAACAAATATTGGTGGAAGATCGATGACGAGAATACAGACACACCTGATCTGTACGCAAAGATATATCATCATGAACTGGATAAGTACAACGTGGATGATATTAAGAAAGGAAACATCATCTCTTAACGCGAAAAATTCAGCTTCCTTTATGGAGGTAAGAGGGCTTACATTGAAAGGAGAAAAACTATGATGAAAGCTATTAAGAACTTTATGGACAAACCTATTACTTGGGGTGCAAGCTTTAAGTGGACCGGATTTGTTCTGGGGCTGTATGCAGCAGTCCTCGGAGCATGTGTGGCTTACGAGAAGTGGATGGACTACAAGGCTGAAAAGGAAATGTTGAAGAAGATGAAAGAGAGCAATCTGGAGGATAATATCTGATAGATACACGCCCTCTTATCTTTTTCATTTTATTTTTGGAGGTTGAACATGACACTTAAAAATCAAGCAGGATTGGACGTTGCACTCGAACTACTTTACGAAGACACAGTCGCTTTTGTTATTTATAGCGTGTCAGAGCATAAAGAAAACTATAAAAGAATTCAGGTTGTTGTACAAGAACTGTGTCTTGCAGAAGACGACACGGTTATACAGGCAAAATTAAAGAAAACTATCACCCACCTTGGAAATGTGATTGCCTCCGATTGGTCTGGCGAGCACTATTATCAAAAGGAGCGTACAGAGATTCAGAAAGCATATGACCTTCTGCAAGATATTTATTTGATGGTTGGGACTGAGAATTATATGAAAGCTGAGGCAAAATAATGGAGGACATTATGATCATCCGCTCGAGCTTTATGCGCCGTATCATCTCGCAGATCATCAACAAGGCGCTGAAAAAGCAGATGCCGGGCGTTGAGGTAGAGCTGAAGGATATTCAGGCAAACTGGCAAGACAAGGAGCAGAAGGTGCATGTGCATCTGGAGCTGGACGCCGACGTAACGAAGGCACAGCTCAATGATATTTTGAAGAATGCCGGAGTGCTGTGACGCGAAATTTTAGGAGGAATTGAACATGGCTAATATTAAACTTGTCATGAAGAACTTTGAAAAAAGCCGCAGATGTTTTCAAATATACGATACTTGCAAATAAAACCGTGATGGATATGCTGCGCAAAAGCTCCACCGGACTGCTCACTCATACCGGATATGTTTTCTCATGCAAGGACACTTTGGGGAATCCTATGGAGATTGAGTACACGGTGAAAGTCCGCAGAATTAAGTGACGCGAAATTTTCAGTGTGCTTTATGAGATGGTTAGTCTCAGAATTATATTTTTGGAGGTTGAACGATTATGAAGAAAGCATTGAAAATTATTGGTGCCGGTGCAATTTTTATTGCATGTTTCGCGCTGGGGACTATTGGCGGATACGAATTGGCGTGGTATGAGCTTTTTACAAGAAAGTATCACACCGCTGCGTGTATGCTGGAGTACGTTGTACGAAATGAATGGAGGAAAACACCGGGATTTATATTTCATTGCTGGACAAGCGATGTGAAATCAAAAAATAGAAACTGACCATGAGAGCTTACGATAAATCGTAGGCTCTTTTATTTTTTCAAAATGGAGGTTGAACAATGAAACTGACAAAAACATGCGTGAAATTCCTGCGCAAGCACGGCGGGACCATTCTGGCGGTGGCGGCATCTGTAGGTGTAGGACTGACTGCTTACGAGACCCACAAGGCGGCCGTGAAGGCGACCACGCTCGTGGTCATGAATAAGGCTGAGCCTATGAGCAAGAAAGAGGTCGTGCAGGAGTGCTGGAAGTTTTATATTCCGGCGGCTGTCCTCGGCGGCGGCACCATCGCCTGCATCCTCGGTTCTAACGCGCTGAACAAAAAGCAGATCGCAAGCCTGACGGCGGCTTACATGGCGCTGGGCAAGAGCTACCAGCAGTACCGCAGGCAGGTGGCAGAGCGTATTGGCTCTGAAGAAGAGGAAAAGCTGCGCATGGAAGCAGCAAAAGAGACGAAAGCCGAAGATGTCCAGCGAGACAAAGACGGCGATGTTATCCGGCTGTTCTATGAGCCGGCATCGAAAAGATATTTTCATGCCACCATGTCCCGGGTCATTGAGGCGTCTTATTACTTCAACCGGGAGCTGGCTACGAACGGCTGCATTTCGGTAAACGAGTGGTGCAATTACCTCTGTGCCGATGAACTGACAATAACACCCGAAGGCGATCAGATGGGGTGGTGCATTGACCAGTTGATCTATGACTGGGACGCCTACTGGATGGATTTTGAGTACGACAAGCAAATGACCGACGACGGGTTAGAGTGCTATTATCTGGCACCGGCGCTCGACCCTGTGGAAAACTATCTCGATTATACGGAGGATATCTGTCATGAATAAAATCAACTGGTGGAAAGTAGCTTCTGTGGCACTGCTTGCAGGAAGCGCATTGCTGGGCTTCGGGCATGACCTGATCGAGGATCAGAAGACCGAGGACGAACTGCACGACATGGTGGAGGAAGAGGTCCGGCGTCAGCTGGCTGAAAAGAACAGTACGAACTGACGCGAAAAATTCAGTCTGCTTTATGGAAGAAGATCCAAACTGAACAAATAAAGGAGATTTGAATTATGTATAATCGCAACTATTACGCTCAGGTGGATGATGCTATGATGAAGTTATGGAAGGACTTCGGCAGGAGACTGCTGCACGTGCTGGATGGCACGATGCGGTATGTGCTTAGCCTGCCGATCCGGCTGTACGAATACATCTACGACACCATCTCCGGAGAACTGGAAAGTGAGCGCGGAAGCAGAATTCGGTTTCAGAACTTGAAACAGAATGGACACATCTAAAAAGGCGAGAGCTGTAGAGAAATCTACGGCTCTTTCTTTTTATAAATTCATTGATATTTTTGGAGGTACGAACATGAATTGGAAAACACTGACCAAAACGGCGAAGAGGACGCTCAGCCGGAACGGCTCGAAGATCCTGCTTGGCTTTGGCATCGCAGGTGCGTTTACGGCGGTCGGTTTTGCAATTACCGCAACGCCCAAGGCCATGATCCTGCTGGAGGAAAAGAAGCAGGAGCTGGGTGTCGAGAAGCTGGATGCCAAGACCATCGTCAAGACGGCAGCACCGGTGTACATCCCCACGGCCATCTCTATGGGTGTCTCAACGGCCTGCATCATCTGCGCAAGCAGCGTCAATGACCGGCACAACGCGGCACTGGCAGCGGCGTACACTGTGGCTGAGTCCGGGCTGAGAAGCTATCAGGATAAGGTCGTGGAGACCATTGGTGCGGAGAAGGAGCAACAGATCCGGGAGGCTGTGACTCTGGACAAGATGGCAAAAACTCCGGAACCTGCTGTGATCCCGAACGCAAAAGGCGTCAATCTCGAATCGAGTGAGGCATATGGTAAGGTCATCAAGTGCTGGGAGAGCCTTTCTGGGAGGCCGTTCTTGTCTACTCAGAATGCCATCGAGAAGGCCATCAACGGTGCAAATAAGCAACTCCTGAGTGATTCCAGCCTGACCGAGAACGATCTGTTCGACTATCTCGGCATGGAGCACAACCACAACGGTGATCTGTTGGGCTGGGATACCGACAATACGCTGTGCATCGAGACCTTCTACTCATCCAAGCTGGATGACGACGGTATGCCCTGCCTGGTACTGGATTACCGCACTCCGCCCAAGTGGCTCGGGTATTGATATTTTCAGACCCAGGCGCGAAAAATTCAGCTTCCTTTATGGAGAGAAATACTCCGACATTATAAACTTATATTTAAGAAAGAGGTAACTAAAATGGACGAAATGAACAACATGAACGAAACTACTATGATGGAGAACGAGACTTCTGTGGAGGTCGTTCCTGAGGAATGTGTTCAGGTGATCGACAACGAGGAACCTTCGGGCATTGATCCGAAGCTTGTACTTGGTGCTGCTGTGATCGCTGGTGCCGCTATTGTGGGCGGTATCAAGCATCTGAAGAGCAAGAAGAACAAGCCGGCGGATGGCAAGCCGAAGACCAAGAAGAAGATCCACTTGCGCACTCCTTGGACGGTGACCGAGGAGGTCGAGCAGGAAATGGTGGACAACATGGATGAGGACGTTGAGGAGACTTCCGAAGAGGAGAACTAATGTCAGATAAGGCGAGAGCTGTAGAGAAATCTGCAGCTCTTACTTTTTTATTTTTGCAAAGGAGAAGCATAATGGCACAGGTGGATATGCCCAAGAATGATTTCAATATGGCCCAGGGCGAACACAAGAAGAAGTTCGACAAGGTCGTAAGGGGAAAAGTTACGCTCAAGGAGCAGAACGACATCCAGAAGATCGCCAACGACTTTCTGGCGGAGGACCTCAAGACCGTCAAAGACCGCATCATCGCGGAGTATCTCATCCCGATGCTGAAGAACGGGCTTTGCAGCATCTTTAATTCTGCCATCAACATCGCTCTCTGGGGCGATGACCGCAGCCGCAGCTCGTCTACGAATTACAGCAGCTCGAGCCGGCAGCGTAACAGCTATGATCGCTACTATCAGGACGGACAGAGTAGCCGCCCGGGGCCGTCCGGACGCCCGGTAAGAACGCTTCAGAATCTTGATTTCGAAGTGCGCTACGACGCAGACAGCACACTGAACGAGATGTACGATGCCCTGCGCAAGTACAAGCAGGTGTCTGTAGGCGACCTGTGGGACATGATGGGTGTCTCGAACGAGTCCACCGACTACAATTACGGCTGGTACAACCTCAATGAGGCGTACATCAAGGGCATCCCGGGCGGGTACCGCCTTGTTCTGCCCCGTCCGATTCCCCTCAGCTGAGATAGAAAGGATTGATATTTTATGAAAATTCTGAACAGCATCAAGAAAGATGAGATCGTCAACGCTGTGACTCGCACGGCGTCCAAGTACGGCTACCGGCTCAAGAAGGCCAGCCCGACCATTATGATCATCAGTGCGGCAGTCTGCGGTGTTACGGCTACTGTTATGGCCTGCAAGGCGACCATCAAGGCACAGGACATCATCGAAGAGCATAAGGCCGACGTCGCAACGATCCATAAGGCAAAGGAGCAGATCGAGAACGGCCAGATCATCCTGAACAAGGATGAGACATATACCGAAGAGGATGTCAAGAAGGACATCACGGCCGTCTACATCCAGACCGGCGTGAAGCTCGCCAAGGCATATGCTCCCGCCGTGAGTCTCGGCGCGATCGCACTCGGCTGCATGTTCGGCTCTCACACTATCATGAGCAAGCGGAATGCAACCCTCACGGCTGCCTACATCGCTCTGGACAAGACCTTCAACGAGTACAAGTCCCGCGTTACCGAGCGCTTCGGCGACCGTATCCAGCATGAGCTCGAGCACAATATCAAAGCAGTTGAAGTCGAGTCCACTGCGAAGAAGGATGATGGCACCGAGGAGGTCATCAAAGAGTACAAAGACATTGCCTCCAAGCATGAGAGCCCTTATAGCCTCCTGTTCGACGAGAGCGTCGATACATGGCAGCCCGATGCAGACCTGAACCGAAACTACCTGCTCATGGTCGAGAGCGCTGCCAACAAGCGGCTCAAGACGCAGGGGCATCTTTTCCTGAACGAAGTGCTTTCCATGATCGGCACCTATGGCGGCGTCACCATGCGGAGACCCGAAGGCCAGCTCGTTGGTTGGCTTTACGACCCGAACGACCCGACAAAGCAGAACTGCGTTGACTTCCATGTCACCAACTATGCTCCCGGAAAAGAACAGCTCAACAACTTCATCGACGGCTGGGAGCGTTCTGTCATGATCGTGTTCAACTGCGACGGCGTCATCATCGACAAAATCTGAGACTGATATTTCGGAGGGATAGCTATGACCAGAATCGCAAAGAAGCTCTCTTATGTGTTTGCAGTCATGGCCGGGGTGTGCTTTGCTTCCGGTCTGGCAATTCTCGCAGAGTGAAAGGGACGTTGCTATGGACAGTTTGGAAAACGTATTCCTGTTTCTGGACTATCTGACCGACACGAAACGTAAGCGGCATGTCGTGGGAGGCGTTCTGATGAGCGTCTCCCTTTTCTTTGGCGGACTGGCGTTTACCTTTATGAGCATAAAAGGAGAAGACAATGAACAGAACGATTCGTGATATTTTGTTCTTCGGAGCGGGCGTCAGTGCCGGCGTGTGCATCATGCATACCCTGTTTCAGAAGAAGTATCGGGATTACTATGACGAGCGGTATGAGACTGATCGCCACCATCTCCAGGAGAGGGAAGCCGACATGGAAAAGGAGATCGAAGAGAAAGCCACTCAGAAGAGCTTCGAGCAGCTGGCCGGGAAGTATCGGACGGAGTCTGACCCGGAGGTGAACACAGACCATGAGCTGATCGAGATCATCCAGCCGGACGATTTCGGCGGAGATGATGAGTACGAGACCTGTTTCCTCTCGTACTACAACGACGGAAAGCTTGTCATCGACGGCGAGGACACTCCCCTTGACGAGGACTCTGTCGCGGATATGATCGGCACGGAGGCGCTGAAGAACTTCGGGGTGTATATGCCGAGCACAGTACATGTCCGGAACCACAAGTATATGAAGGACTACGAGATTCTTCAGGTTCGGCAGAACTTCTGCGACGTATATCAGAATGAGGAGGACGAATGATATTTTCGAGTCTGGCGGAGCAGTATTATGACTGGCTCTACAAAAGTGTGTGCGGTGAATGGGAGCCCCGGAACCTCTCATTTCACCGGCTCCTGATGTTTCTTTATAACAGAAACTATGTTCCGGCCTGTGAGATGGATATTTCCAGAGCAGCAGACGGCACGAATCTCCGGTATCGTTTTGCAACGGAGAATGATATTTCTTACGCAAGGATCGATTCGGCGTTTACGGGCATCCCGTGCAGCATGCTCGAGATGATGGTTGGGCTTTCCATCCGGATCGAGGAGCATATCCTGGAGGACTCTTCGGCCGGGAAGAGAACAGGGCAGTGGTTCTGGAACATGGTCGTCAGCCTCGGTCTGGCTGCTATGGATGACCAGCGCTTCGACGAAGAGCGGGCAGAATCCGTCATTGAGCGATTCAGCAGAAGAGACTATAAGCCGAATGGTGCCGGCGGGCTCTTCACGCTTTCCAGGCCCACCGAAGACATGCGCACTATTGATATTTGGTATCAGCTCATGGGCTGGCTGGCGGAAAATGAAGCCTGATATTTATGTATCGAAAATCTGCATCACGATGGAAGGAGTCATTGAACAATTTATCGATGATGAAAGAGTTTTGATGCGGATCACATCGTGCCGAAACACGGAACACATTGGTCGGCTGATATTTACCGACCTGAATTACTGGAGGAAAATAGGCAATGGAAATGATGAATGTCATGTATGAACTGGCAACCACCAAGTCGGCTCTTGAGATGGCGGAAACGACCATCCGGAAGCAGCGCGGCAAGCTGATGCGGAAGAACCTTCTCATCGCTGGGCTTTTGTGGTTCGGCCTGACGTCCTGCAAGATACTGGGCGAGGTCGATAAGAAGCTCCGGGACGCGGAGACTCACGTGCGCGAAACGGAGGCGGAGCTTGCGATGATGCATCACAACTACGACCTGCATGGCGAGGAGCAGAAAGACGCACCGGCTGCTCCCGAAAAAGATACCTGCTGTGACGGCTGCGCCACGATCACGAAAAAAGACGTATAAACATCGCAGAAAGGAGGAAATCAAGTCATTATGATAGATTTCCTTATGATCGCAACGCGGACCGGAAAGCGCGGTGTGATCGAGATATATCCGAAATTCATCATTAAACGGTCGAAAGACCTTATGATCCGAGGTTCGGATTTCTATGCGATCTGGTTGGAAGAACGTGGATTGTGGAGCACGGACGAGCAGGATGCGCTGCAGCTCATCGACCGGGAGCTTGATATTTACGCAAATGAGCACAAAGAGCTGTTTGACGGCGGCTCTAGAGTGCTTCATATGTGGGATGCCGAGTCCGGAATGATCGACAACTGGCACAAATATTGCCAGAGGCAGATGCGAGACAATTATCATACGCTCGACGAGACATTGATATTTGCAAACACCCCTGTCAAAAAAGAGAGTTATGCATCCAAACGGCTGCCGTATCCACTGGAAGCAGGAAGTATCAGTGCCTATGAAGAACTCATGAGCACTTTATATTCTCCCGGAGAACGTGAGAAGATAGAATGGGCCATTGGCGCGATCGTCGATGGCGATTCGAAGAAGATTCAAAAGTTCCTCGTGCTCTACGGCCCGCCCGGAAGCGGTAAATCCACTATTCTGAACATCGTGCAGAAACTTTTCGAAGGATACTGGTCGGTTTTCGACTCCAAAGTGCTCGGCTCATCCTCGAACGCTTTCGCGCTGGAGGCATTCAAGACGAACCCGCTTGTTGCTATCCAGCACGACGGCGATCTGTCGAGGATCGAAGACAACACAAGACTGAACTCGCTGGTCTCCCACGAGACGATGCTGGTGAACGAGAAGTTCAGGAGCCAGTATGCGAGTCAGTTCAAGTGCTTTATGTTCCTTGGCACGAACAAGCCGGTCCGAATCACAGATGCCAAGTCGGGCCTGATCCGAAGACTTATCGATGTCGAGCCGAGCGGCGAAAAGATTCCGGCCAAAAAGTATCGGGACCTTGTTAGCAAAGTTGACTTCGAGCTTGGTGGGATCGCCTGGCACTGCAAGGAGATCTACGAGAAAAACAAGCACCTCTACGACGAGTATGTTCCGACCCGGATGCTGGGAGCATCGAATGACTTCTACAACTTCATGTTGGATTCCTATTACGAGTTCAAGAGGTCGGACGGCGTATCGCTCAAGCGGGCCTGGGCAATGTACAACACTTACAATGAGGAGGCAAAGGTATCGTATCCGTACTCCCGGCGCGCTTTCCGTGAGGAGTTGATGAACTACTTTACGGATTACAAAGAGCGTTCGGAAGATATGAATGGAGAAAGAGTCCGCAGTTACTACAGCGGATTCCGAGCCGACAAGTTCAAGGAGTTTCTTGAGCAGCCGAAGGAGGAACGGCCGCCGGAAGAAGCTCATATTTCGTGGATCGAGTTCGAAGAGCAGCATTCTCTCTTCAATGATATTTGCAGGGACTGTCCGGCACAGTATGCGACTGAAGAAGGCACTCCTATGCAAAAATGGGAGAATGTCAGAACCAAGTTGTCAGAGCTGGACACTTCGAGACTTCATTATGTGAAGGTTCCAGAGAATCATATTGTCATCGACTTTGATATTAAAGGACCTGATGGCAAGAAAAGCTTCGAGTTGAATCTGGAGGCTGCATCAAAGTGGCCGAAAACGTACGCGGAACTCAGTAAATCTGGTGCCGGCATCCACCTGCATTATATTTACAGCGGGGACACAGCGAAGCTCAGCAGAGTCTACGATGAAAACATCGAGATAAAGGTGTTCACTGGAAATTCTTCTCTTAGAAGAAAGTTATCGAAGTGCAATGATATTTCCGTAGCGTCTATCAGTAGTGGCTTGCCATTGAAGGGAGAAAAAATGGTTGACACGAAGCAGATCCAGAATGAGAAGCATCTTCGCATTCTGATTAAGAAAGCACTGGCCAAAGAAATCAGTCCCTACACCAAACCGAGTGTGGACTTCATCGCTCACATTATGGATGAGGCGTACGAGGGAAATGTCCCGTACGATGTCGATGACATGCGCAATTCGATTCTGGCTTTCGCTGCAAACAGCACGAATCAGGCTGAAGCATGTTTGAAAGCGGTATCGAAGATGCATTTCAAATCGAAAGAGGAGGTGAAAGACTCTCAGGCTGGCGAGAATGATACCCCGATCGTATTCTTCGACTGCGAGGTTTTCCCGAACCTCTTCCTCGTGAACTGGAAGTTTGCCAAAAATGACCTCATTCACAGGATGATCAACCCCAGCCCGGAAGAGATCGAAGCCCTTACGAAGTATCGGCTCATCGGTTTCAACAACCGGAAGTACGACAACCACATTCTCTGGGGGCGTATGATCGGCATGTCGAATGAGCAGCTTTATGCGCTTTCGAACCGCATCATCAACGAACATACTGGTTTCTTCGGCGAGGCGTATAACCTCTCTTACACTGATATTTACGACTTCTCGTCTAAAAAGCAGAGTCTGAAGAAGTTCGAGATCGAGCTGGGTATCCATCATCAGGAGCTTGGCTTGCCGTGGGACCAGCCGGTGCCGGAAAGCCTCTGGGATAAGGTCGCTGAGTATTGTGACAATGACGTCATTGCCACGGAAGCCGTCTTCTATTCCAAGAAGCGGCAGGCAGACTTTGTTGCTCGTGAGATTCTGGCAGACCTTGCCGGGATGACGGTCAATGACACTACCAACACATTGACTACGCGCGTCATCTTTGGCAAAGAGAAGCACCCGAAGCTTGTCTATACTGACCTTGCTACCGGTGAGCAGGACACCCTAACCGAAGTCGAGCCTGATATTTTGGTCGGGAAGAACATCATCAATGCCTTTCCGGGTTACGAGTGGGTCAAGGGCGAAGATGGTCGGATGCACAATATGTTCCGTGGCACGGATTTGGGCATGGGCGGATATGTCTATGCCGAGCCGAACATGTACTATAATGTGGCACTTCTGGACGTGGCGTCGCTGCACCCGCATTCCGCCGTTGCAATGAATTACTTTGGCGAATACACCAAGCATTTCAATGACCTGATGGAGGTTCGAATACATGTTAAGCATGGCGAGTACGATAAGGCTAAGGAACTCTTTGGTGGAAAGCTGTCCAAGTATCTGGACGACCCTGCACAGGCGAAAGCATTGGCGCAGGCGCTGAAAATCGCCATTAACTCGGTCTACGGCCTGACCAGCGCGACCTTTGACAATCCTTTCCGGAACCCCAAGAACGCCAACAACATTGTGGCGCTTCGAGGGGCTTTATTTATGCGTACTTTGCAGGATGAGGTACAGCAGCGTGGGTTCACGGTCGCCCACATCAAGACCGATTCCATCAAGATTCCCGGTGCAACGCCGGAGATTATCGACTTCTGCATGAAGTTTGCGGAGAAGTATGGATATACTTTTGAGCATGAGGCTACTTACGAGAAGATGTGCCTCGTGAACAATGCGGTTTATATCGCAAAGTACATGGATGCGACGGACTGCAAGGCGCAATATGGATACGTTCCTGAGGATAACGAGAAGGAAGGCGGTAAGTGGACGGCAACCGGAACCCAGTTCCAGATCCCGTATGTCTTTAAGACATTGTTTTCCAAAGACCCGATCCAGTTCGAGGACCTTTGCGAGACGAAGAGTGTCTCCAAAGGTGCCATCTACCTCGATAAAAATGAGGGACTGGCGGAAGGTGAGCACAATTATATTTTCGTTGGCCGCGTCGGTCAGTTCTGTCCCATCGTCAAAGGAGCTGGCGGCGCGCTGCTTCTGCGGGAATCGGGCGTTGACGATGCAGGCAATCGGAAATATGCATCTGTGACGGGCGCAAAAGATTACCGGTGGCTCGAAAGCGAGATGGTCTATCAGCTTCATATGGAGGAGTCCATTGACAAGGAATACTTCAATAAGGAAGTTGATGATGCCGTCAAGGAAATCGCCAAATATGGTGATTTTGAGTGGTTTGTTGCGGATGATTCGGGTGAACCGCCTTGGCAAAAGCCTGATATTCCGTGGGACGACGTGCAGGATGAAGCTGCACAGAATTTTGATAAGAGGTGATATTTTTTATGGCCTACAAGTTGTTCAATTCTAAGGGCGACCTTATAGGAGCGATTACACACATTAACATGCAGTCGGGTGAGCCAACAACGATTACGTTGGGCACGGGGCATGAACTTCTGTTTAACCCGGATGATATTTACTTGGACAGCAATCGCGATGCCCATATCCGCAAAAGTGGAAGTTTTCATAGGATTGCAAACGATTCGTATGATTCTCACTGCTATGCAAATCAGGCAAAAGAAATTTTGAATGCTACGTACGGAAATAGGGCTGCATATACCATCAAGAAAGTAATCTTCAATCCTCCGGCTACGGTTGCTTATTGGTCGGACTGCACCAAGACCGTAGTGAAGTGCAACGTCAACGATATTTTCGATCCGGAAAAGGGTTTGGCTATGGCTATCGCGAAGCGGTGCGCAGGCAACACTAGCGCATATTATGCTGAGATCCGGCATTGGGTCGCTGAGTGTGGAAAGGATTATCCTGGTAAGCCCTATACGGAAAGCTCGTCTATCGAGAATAATTGCCACGGTAAGCCCTATATGGAAAGCTCGTCTATCGAAAAGGATGCGCTCAAGAAGTACATCGCTCAGGCGAAGAAGAGCTACGAAACGGCTTTGGAGGCAGCAACAAAAGGTAATCCTGTGAATTTTCTGTCTGAAATGGGTCGAGTGTCAGCAGCTCTTTCCATGCTGGAACTCGAAATTAACAAGTAAAAAAAGGAGACTTATATTTATGTATACCAAGCGTCAGAAAGTCAACATTGATGATACCCGCTTTATCTTTGCCACCAATTTCTCCGGCGACCCGAGCCGTGACCGCTTTGGCTCCAGCACTCGGCGTGTCAACGTGGTGATCCCGACTCAGGAACTTGCTGATCAGCTTTCCGCTATGGGCGTCAAGGTCAAGCAGACTCACCCGAACCCCGAGCGCACCTACGATGAGCCCTATGTGCCCACTCTGTACGTGCCGGTCAATGTCAACATGGATTCCAAGTGGCCGCCTCGGGTTTACTGGGTCACGACTGCTGGCAAGCGGCTGCTCTGCAATGCAGAAACTGTTGGCCAGCTCGACTTCATCCGGGTCAAGAACGTCTGTGTGCAGGCAAACCTGGTAGAAAAGCGGAATTTCCCCGGTGAGTACAGCCTTTATGCGGATGTCATGTACGTCGAACAGGACGCTGATGCTGATCCGTATGCCGAGCGTTACGCTAAGTACGATATGCCCGCTGTCGAGCCTACCGAAGGGCCTGACCTGCCGTTCTAAGAAGGAGGCATGAAATGAAAAAGCTGTTTATTAGCTGCCCTATGCGGAAGCGCAGCGAGGAAGACATCCGCAAGACCTTCGACCGGCTCCACAAAATCGCAGAGGCGATCTTTGACAAGGAGTTGGAGGTCATCCCGACCTACTTCGAGGGCGACCCTCCGGAAAATGCGAACGAAGCGCTGTGGTATCTCGGCGAATCCATCAAGAAGCTTTCCGAGGCGGACTATTTCATCGGTATCTTCGACGAAGCTCGTGAGTTCCGCGGCTGCATCATCGAGAACATTGCGGCCAAGAGCTACAACATCCCGTTCTATCTGGTCAATCTCGGCAATGCTGCGCCGGATGTCATCGAGCGCAGGAGAATTGACAAGAGAGTGGATTCCCTCGAGATCTACTAAGCATTAATATTTTCGAGTGCCGGAGTCGGTCTCTGGTTGAATGCACCAGTCCTATGAGTGCCCACGTCGCAAATGGCGTTCTCAGCAGGGGACAGCTCGATTGATATTTATGAAGGATTTGGAGGTTGACGTCATGAAACGAATCAAAGTGCTCCGTGTAAAAGCGCATTGCTATCCTGAAATTGTCCGGATTCCGCTCGGTCTGGACTCCTTGCAGAAGGAAGTTGGAGGGCCGATTCAGGCGGTATATCCGTGGGATGATCCTGTGGCACTGATCTGCAATGAAGAAGGTAAACTGGATATTGATGCCGTTGAGCATTATAACCGGGTTCTCGCAACTGAGCTTGGTATACCTTACGACATCGTTGTAGGGACATTCCTGATCGTTGGACTTACGGAAGATGATTTCGGATCACTGAGTCCGGAGCTTCTGGAGAAGTATGAGAAGCTGTTTCATATCCCGGAAGAATTTTCCGTTCGGACGGACGCGCATGGAAAGATGTGTCTGGACGTTCATCCTTGTAAACCGGAAGACAGCGCGAAATAATCAGCCTGCTTTATGAGATGATTAGTCTCAGAATTATATTTTGGAGGTTGAACTTATGATTAAAATTAACAGAGGTCGTGTTGCAAGCATTGATGGCAGCAAAGAGGCTGATATTATCGTTAAAGCTGCGGCTCCGAATGACTTGAAGCAGATTCTGATTGGAGGTGGAACTGTACTGGTAGGCATTATCTACCTTACGGTTTCGGCATTCAAGAGGGGTGCTAAAGCATATGAGAGTGCTGAGCTTAACGCATTAGCCGACATTGGCGCAATGGATAAGCAGGACGTTAAAGAAATTTTGGAAAACGACGAATATTTTACAAAATAAGAACTAATCGAGGCATTGAGCCGTGGAGAAATCTGCGGCTCTTTTATTTTGGGATAGTAGCTTAGTCAGGTTCAAAGCAGCCAGCTCATAACTGGTTCATCGCGGGTTCAAATCCTGCCTGTCCCACCAGCGGCAAACACCTATATAAATATATGAAAGGATGATGCAAGATGGGTGTCACGGTAACCGATAAAGTCTGCATAGCATGTGGCAAAGAGTTGAAAAATGTTCCGGTAGCGACTGTCTTTTGCCCGGAATGCAGGAAAAAGCGCAGAAGAGAGCTTCTGGATGAAAAAATCGCGCAGGAACGGGCCAAGCGCGCTGCTGACAAAGCAGAGATGGATGCGTTCAAGCCGAAAGCGAAAAAGAAGTACGAAGGGCCTAGTCTTCAGGAAATAATGCATGAGGCAACAAAGGAGGGGCTTCAGTATGTCGCTTATTGCAAAAAGCACGGACTCCAATAAAAAGAAAGAACTCTTTGCTTATACTGTCCGAGGTGAAGGAGAGGATGAAGAGGAAGCGACGATTTCACTTCTGGCGTATGAGAATCATTGCCGGGAAAAAGACATACACGTGATGTTGGAAATGAGGTGATCAGGCTGATGGCAGGAGTTACGCTCTATGACTACCAGTTGGATGCAGTAGACCGAATGAAAATCGGCTGCATCTTGTGTGGTGGCGTTGGGAGCGGAAAATCGAGGACGAGCCTTGCTTTTTATTACAAGCTCTATAACGGAAAAATAAACACAAAAGAATATGTAAGGATGACAAAACCTCCTGATCTTTATATTATTACGACCGCGCGAAAACGGGACACTGGAGAGTGGGAGGAAGAAATGGCCCACTTTTATATGGCCACTGATCCCGAGCTTGATATTTACGAGCATACAGTCGTCGTAGACTCGTGGAATAATATTGGGAAGTACGTTGGCGTAAAGAATGCGTTTGTTATATTTGATGAACAGAGAGTCGTTGGCAGTGGTAAATGGGTCAAGTCTTTTCTGAAAATCGCAAAGGAAAATGAGTGGATTCTTTTGAGCGCTACGCCGGGGGACTGCTGGACAGATTATATTCCGGTGTTCATCGCAAATGGTTTCTTCCGAAATCGGACTGAATTCAACAACCAGCATGTGGTCTACAGCCGCTTTTCCAAATATCCGAAGATCGACAGATATTTGAATACCCAGCGACTGGTACGGCTGCGGGAACGGATTCTGGTTGACATGGACTTTGAGCGGTCCACAGTGTCCCACCATGAGAATATTTTTGTAGACTACGATAAACCGAAGTATTTGCAAATCTGCAAGAACCGCTGGAATCCTTGGGAGGATCGACCAATAGAGACAGCAAGCGAGTTTTGTTATTCGCTGCGGAAGCTTGTCAATTCCGATGAAAGCCGGCAGCAGGAAGTCCTTGATATTTGCATGACGCGGCCAAGAGTGATTATATTCTACAATTTTGACTACGAGCTGGATATTCTGCTCGGGTTGAACTATGGCATGGGGGTTGAGGTTGCTCAGTGGAATGGCCATAAGCACCAGCCTATCCCTGATGGCGATAGATGGGTTTATCTCGTGCAGTATAACGCCGGGGCAGAAGGCTGGAACTGTATCAAAACCGATACCATTATATTCTACTCGCAGAATTACTCCTACAAAATTATGGAGCAGGCTGCGGGGCGAATCGACCGGCTGAATACACCGTATAAGGATCTCTGGTATTACCACTTAAAGTCCCGAGCAGGAATCGACCTCGCTATTTCAAGGGCGCTAAACTCGAAGAAAGCATTCAACGAAAGGAAATTTTATGGAGAATGATATTTATGAACTACTGAGGGCTTCAGGTATTACTTGCGAAAAAATAGATGAAGTTTTCAATGCTCTCGCCGAGGTCTGCAAGAAGATTGGAGCATGGGCTGAGAATTTACTCGGAGAGATTGGGGAGAAGCTTTCAAAGTTGGCTCCAAAGAAACTGCGACCTAATTATAAGGACAAATGCAAAATCCGGTGGCTGGATATTCCCAACAAGGTTATGCAGGGGAGAATCAGGAGGTTCTGCTGATGAGAAATATCTCACGAAAAAGCAAGAAGAAACTTATTCAAAAGATGAAGGCAACGTATCATGAGATTCAACTTATAAAAATCATGTATACCGAAGAAGCGTTGCCTCGCTACAAAGTTCCCACAAAATTGTATTGCCGCAACGATGGACGAGATAATTACCCACATATTGCAATGTTCTTTGGAAAAAAGAACCATCCGCGAGATATTGTTGAAGTTTACCAGCATCATGTGAATCTCATTAAGTAAGAAAGGAATGATGCTTTTATGATTAAAGATTCTGGAGACCGCACTGAATTTAAAACCGGTGCCAAGCGTGATATGCACGCAGGGAAGGGGCGGATGGATCTCTTGCCTTGGTACGGCATCATGGAGGTCAGCAAGCACTGCGAGGAGGGCGCACTGAAGTATGGCGAGCACAATGTGGATAAGGGTATCCCGCTGCATTCGTTGCTGGACAGTGCTGCACGACATCTGGCAAAGTACATGGTTGGTATGGACGATGAAGACCACCTGCGTGCTGCCTGCTGGAACCTGCTGTGGGCTCTTAACCAGCGTGTGACGCACCCGGAGTTGGATGATAGGTTTACGGTCAAGGAGAAGAAAGCGGCCAAAATGGTCTTGACTAAATGTGCCAACTGTGGCAAGGAGTGGCCTGTGAGCGAAGATGACTGGGTGCGCATGTGCGCATGGTCTTTTAGCCTCAAGCGCGACAGTGCTATCACTCGTTGCCCGGAGTGCTGTGAAGTGGCACGTATTTATAAGGTGGGCGAGGTGAACACTGATGAATAACTGGATGCGCGAAGTGGACTACGCAACCTACTGCCCGAAGTGCAAGAGCTTCAAGGTGCTGGAGACGGACGAGCCCTGCAACAAGTGCATGACGGAGTGTGCGCGGGAGGGGAGTAAGAAGCCGGTGAAGTTTGAAGAAGCGAGGGTAAAGGTCAAATGATATTTACCGAAGAAGACTTGAACTGTCTGAATGCTATTGCTGGATTGCTGGCTTCATTTGGATGTGACAGTCAGGCTGGCTGTGTGCTTTATATCCAGCATAAAATCGTAAAGGCAATGGAGACTGACGAAAGGAAATGCAGAAATGAGAAACATGTCTAAGAAAACCTGGAAACTCCGGGTTTGGAATCACATGACCGAGATGCAGAAGCTTGATATTCTGCTGAAGCACGCTAAGATTCCGCATACTTATGGACGTCGTTGGCCAGAGATGGACAGACAAGACTGTCAGGAGTATCTTCCGGGCGGAAGGCTCGATGGCGGTGAGCAAATCATTGCATATGATGCTGCTGGAAATCGTATCTGGGATGGCGTTTGGGGTTGGGGTTCCTATGGCTTTGAGCAAGGGCTTATCGAGGTGATGGGTGCGCAGCTACTTGGCCATGATGATGTTGAGGGCTGGCTCACGGCTCGTCAGGTCACAAAGATGTGGAGGTGTAGAAATGCTGCGCAAAATTGCTGAGTATGCCAAAAAGATATTCTGGACAGAGCCAATGCCGACAACAGTTAATGCCATGCGGGAATGGACTGCGAAGCCCGTGAAGTTCGAGAAAGCAAAGGTGAAAGCCAGATGATTCTTGGGATTGCACAGGCAGACCGAACGAACCGAGGAGACGAACGGTATACGCCTGACTATGCGGTATATCCATTGCTCGAATTTTTAGGAGACAAAAAAAAAGCAAATTGTCTGGTGTCCATTTGATAAAATGGATTCTGCATATGTAAGAGTGCTCTCTGAAGCCGGATACAGAGTTATTACATCACACATTGATGATGGTATGGATTATTTTACATATGAACCTGAGAATTGGACTGTAATGGTATCGAACCCGCCATTCAGTAAGAAGGATGAGGTCCTCGAGCGGGCCTATTCGCTAGGAAAACCTTTTGCGCTGCTGCTTCCTATCAATGCAATTCAAGGAAGAAGACGATTTGATATTTACCAAAACCGATTGCAGCTATTATGTTTCGACCAGCGGATAGGGTATATATCGCCATCTATGATATGTCCGAGCGAGGCAACACCGTTTGCTAGTGCCTATTTTTGCAATGACTTCTTACCAAGTAAACTTGAACTTAGACGATTGTATAAGGAGAAGACGCGAAAATAACAAGTTCCTTTATGGAGAAATCCAAATACTGACTATAAAGGAGAAATATTTATGGCAAAGGTTTACACTATGGAAGAACTCGAAAGAGCACGAAAGAAAGCTCAAATTCGGGAGTGGTTCCAGGACAAAAAGGTAAAAGCACAGACTTGGTGTTATGAGCACAAAGAGCAGATTATTACTTATGGTCCGGTTGTTGTAGGCGGAATTGCAGCAGGAGTAAAAATGCTGTCGAAGCACGCGGCACTAGCCAAGGAGCAGGATCTGAAGGATTTGTACTGCTATGACAGAAGTTTGGGACATTACTGGAAATTGCGTCGGGAACTGACGAACGAAGAATGGCTGGAAATCGATAAGAGAAAGAAAAATGGTGAAAGACTGAGTGATATTCTCGATGATATGAGGGTATTGGACTGACTTCATTATGGAGCCGTAGAGAAATCTGCGGCTCTTTATTTTTTCACGAAAGGAATAAGAAATATGATTCAGAAAATTATCGCTTTTGTCATCAACTTCCTGACGCTCAGCTCGCCCTGCGGTTGGATGATGGACATTCTCAATGATACCCGCAAGTATAAATTCTATAACCCTCTGCGTGAGCTGGAAATTGCTGAGAACCACTTCAACTTCTGTGAGCAGGAGTATATGTCGGCAGCTATTTTCGAGCTGTGCGCTGCTGAAAACAAAATAAGGGCAGGATGGTGGGTGAGAGCATGAGCGAACCTTTGTATCATCAGATTTACCATTGCCGCAAATGTGGTAAAGAATTCTGTCCGACCACAGTATATGGTCTTGCGGCAGCACTATGCGATATGAACAACCTTATGATGAGGGCAAACGGTGCGCACACCACAGATTATAAAGAATTTGCACCACTTCTGTATATGACCCATAGGTGTGTAAACGGGGACATCGGCGTCGGCGACTTCATCGGATACCAGAAGGAGGAGCAATGAGTATGTATGAAAAAATCGGCAAGTTTATTGGCGGCGTTCTGGCGGTGACCATTTCCGTTTGCGCGTGGCTGATAATCATTGCCTTCACCCTGAAGTGCCTGTGGTTTATTATCTTCAGGTTCTTGGGGTAAGGTGAACATTATGAATACGAACGATAATCGGTTTGCCCAAGCAAAAACATTCAACGACCTTGACATGAGAATGAATGAGTTTCCATTCGAAACTGTTACAGACTGGGCCGGAAATACCGTTTCACTTTATGTTAACGATTATGAGCTTCAACGAAAAGTCTGTATAACAAAAAATGCCAAACTGAAAGATGTTATATTCTATTATGTGAATGGCGACATTACTTATGAAGAGGGTCTGAAATGGTGTAAAAAGAACGGCATTACAGTAGGGCAATTTGATAGATACATCTACATGGAGATGGAGCAACACAATCGTAACAATTATGGCAAGACGGACCATATACCCTGGTTCTACAGACCTGTAATATTTATAGTCAAGATAATTATAAGTGTAATGAAACTTATTCTATTTTTGGAGGACCGTTTATGAACGAAGACTTTGGCGCGATTACCATTCTTGCTCCAAAATGCCAGAAGTGTCAGAAGGTTAACGCCTGCGATCATAAACAAATGGCTCATCTCGGATATATTATCCCAATCGATGATATTGGCATCAGTATGGTGGCCCAAAGGGGTAATGGAAAGAGCCTCAGTCAGCTCGAAATCATTGATTCATTGATGAAAAGGAGAACTAATTATGAAAATCGTTGAACCTAAGTACGAAATTCTCACTGATATTTCTGAGGGTGGCATTAAGGAGCTCCAGCAGATCGAGCGCGTGGCCCGTGTCTGCTATAAGAGCGAGGATAAGATCACGCCGGATGGTGAGTCGGCAAAGAAGCTGGTGGGCTTTCTGGTGAAGCAGGGGCATGAGGCTATGCTGGAGCATTCCCAGTTGAGTGTGCTGTTTACCTGTGACCGGGGCGTGGCGAATGAGCTGGTGAGGCACCGCATTGCGAGCTTTGCGCAGGAGAGCACCCGGTACTGCAACTATGCGGGGGAGAAGTTTGGCGGGGAGCTGAGCTTTGTGAAGCCGAGTTACATTTCGGATGGCACACGGGAGTATTATGCATGGGAAACTGTGTGTGTTGATGCTGAGGCGGCGTATCTCTGCATGGTCAATGACCTTAAACTGCGCCCCGAACAGGCCCGCTGCGTCCTTCCGCTGTGCCTGAAGACCGAAATCGTGGTCACTGCCAACTACCGTGAGTGGCGCAACATCTTCAAGCTGCGTACTCCTGTAGCGGCCCATCCTCAGATGCGTGAGCTGATGTGCCCGCTGCTGCTGGAGGTTCAGAAGAAGATCCCGGTGGTATTCGATGATATTTACACGTTCTGGCCGGCAGATGACCAGACGCGGAAGGGGAGTATGGCGAAGTGATGCGAATTGTGCTGCTCGTAAGCATTATTTTACAAGCTATCGCAATCGGAATGTCTTTTGCTGAGAACATCGGCGAAGAAAAACAGAGAATCATCAAATATACAGGATGGTTCTTGCTTTTGATTTACATGATATTTGGTTGAGGTAATTAACTAATGAAAAATCGTATTATTTGTTTTGCTGTATCGCTGATGATGCTTGTTGGCTGCCTCGGGTTATGCAGTTGTGGAAACTATAGGGTGTTTGATACGACATTTACCTATTCCTGGGCACAGATTAAGTTGCCCGATGGAACTATTGTTCAGGGCAAAGTGGACAACTGGACTGACTACGAAGGCGATCAGCTGCAAATCACGATTGACGGTACCACATATCTGGTTCATGCCGCAAATGCTATTATGAAAACCTGAGTGGGAAAGGATGTGGTGATAAGAAATGCAGCAAAGAACGTATGATTTTCTTGTGAAGATGCGGATTCCGATGGTTGGCGATGCAGTCGAAATGATGGGCGATGCAGTCGAAATGACCATTGATTTGCTCAATTCGCATCGGTCTGTTCCGATGATTGATATTTGCGCTGCGATTGCAGAGAAGTATCACACGAATGTGAAAAGCGTCACGGCTCGCCTTGTGAGAGTTGTGGATGCGATGGAGTATCGGAGTGGGGTGTATCCTAATCCTGAAATGGAAGAGCTCCGTATTGCGTTCAGACTGGATAAATGGACGCTTAAACGATTCCTATATGCTGCGGCGAGGAGGCTTATGGGCCAATGAAAAGCCGTTATATTTGCTTTGCGATGCATTTGGCTGTGTAGCTGTGTCCTAAACTAACAAGTAAGAGACGCGGATTTTTCTGCGTCTCTTACTTTTATCCAAGGAGGTGGTACTTTTGCTTGACGACTCGACTCCTACATGATATTCTTGTACTAGTATAAGGAGGTGCTTTTATGGCACGAACAGTGAAATGTCCTAGTTGTGGCGCTGAGCTTACGGTGAAAGAAGGCAATCGAGACTTCATGTTCTGCGAATATTGCGGAACGAAAGTACGGCTTGATGATTATCAGGAGACGCACAGGTTTGTGGATGAAGCTCGTATTCAGGAATCAAAGGACTCCAAAGAGCTTGAGATGAAGCGGATGGAGTTCGAGAAATGGAAGAAAGCAGAAGAGAATAATGATAAGAGGAACAACACAAAGGGCTTCATCGTGTGGCTTGGTGTGATGATATTGTTCTTATTTGCCCTTGTTCTTATGTATAAAATTATGTGATTTTTTATACCCACTTCTGCCCACTTTTTTCGAGGCCATTTTTCGGTCTTTTGGCCAAAAGTGCCGAAATTGACGATTTTTGTGGCCAAAAACCCACTTCGTGGCCAAAAATTTTAGCAAAAATGGCCAGTAAAAATGATGTATCTACGTTAAAAAAGTGCCGTTTGGCCAAAAACCCACTTTTTTCTTTAAGTTAATTAAAAAAATGAAAAAATAATATATATAATAGGCCAGAAAAAATGGGCTTTTGGCCACGACCGATTTTTCATGCATTAAACCCCATAACTCCTGTCGATATTAACCTTGTAAAATAACGTCGGATAGTGTATTATAAGGAAGCAGTACATTAGTGGCTGACTTCTTATGAGTATGAGGTAAAGCGTATGGAATACATCGAGGAACTTGCTAAAAATTGGAAACAGTATGATTACTCATTTGATGCAAGAGAAATTCTTCCGAACGGTGATGAAGCATGGGTGTATTCAACCCTGGAGTTAGGACTACCAGTTCTTTGGTTGAAACATCCAGATGGAAGTTTCGAACATTATGTCATACATACGGATGGATATGACAAACCAACTGGCGAGCATTGGTGTTTTTGGTGTCATTGCCAAATGGAGCGGTACGAAAATATTTGGAAAGTTCCTATTTGGCGATGCCCGAAGTGCGAAGAAGAGCATTACGAAGAAGACGTGGATTTATGCAGTGCTCCGACTGAAGAAGCAAGTTATGCCGATGATGAACTCGAACCAGAAGAAGAATGGCTCGATACATACTATAGAGAAAATCCCTATATACCTCACGACGAATACGATTTTGACGGGTTTTAATTTAATAGTCTTTTAAGATTGCCCCTGCGCGAAAAACGCAGGGGCTTTTCTTTTGTCCTTTTCACAAAAATTAACACTTTTTCACAAAAAATACCGCGAAAAAAACAGCCACTTTTATGAGGAGAATAGAACGTGTCTTAAACATGCTATTCTTTTTATTTTTGGAGGTTAACATGCTCGAAAACAAATTCAAGACCGGATTGGTGAAAGAACTGAAAAAGCGCTTCCCCGGTTGCACAGTGGTTCATTTGGACCCGAACGAAGTTCAGGGGCATCCTGACCTTTTAGTTTTGTATGGCCCTACTTGGGCTGCGCTCGAGGGAAAGAAGTCGGCAAATGCTCCTCATCGCCCTAATCAGGACTACTATGTCCAGAAGATGAATGAAATGAGCTTTGCCGCTTTTATTTATCCGGAAAACAAGGAGGAGATACTTGATGCAATGGAACGATCATTCAAGGCTCACGGGGCAACATGCATTTCTGGGAGCAAGTAAGTATCACTGGCTCAACTATGACCAGCAGCGTCTGATCGATGCTTACCTGAATAATCAGGCAAAAGAGCGAGGTACTAGACTCCATGCATTTGCAGCAGAGTGCATCGAGCTTAAGCAAAAACTTCCTAAGAGCAAGAAAACGCTGAATGCTTATGTTAATGACGCTATCGGCTTCCGCATGACGCCTGAAGTCGTGCTTTATTACAGTTCGAACTGCTTTGGAACGGCAGACACCATCACGTTTGACGATGGTATCCTTCGCATCCATGATTTGAAAACTGGAAGCGTTCCGGCTCATATGGAGCAGCTTTATATTTACGATGCGCTGTTCTGTCTGGAGTATGGTATCGATCCGGCTGTTATTCGTTTTGAAAACCGAATTTATCAAAACGATGACATCTGGAGCGAAAATCCAAGCGCTGAGGATATTAACCCCATCATCGCAAAAATCAAAGAATTCGATAAAATCATCTACGAAGTAAAGTTGGGAGCTATGGTATGAATCCTATTGAAAAAGACCTTCGCTCCTACTATGGAGTTGATTCGCAGAATGGTGTTCTCGAACATTACGGCACCAAAAAGCATTCTGGCCGGTATCCGTGGGGATCTGGCGAAAATCCTTACCAGCATTCGGGAGATTTTCTTTCTAGGATTGAGCTTCTGAAAAATAAGGGCCTTTCCGAAAAAGATATTTTGGAGAACATTAACGATGCTCTTCCGAAGGAGTATCAGATGAGTCTCTCAGAGTTTCGCGTTGCCAAAAGCAAAGCCGTGAATTTACGGAAAAAATCTGAATATGAACAAATCAAAGATCTCAAGGATAATAAAGGTCTTGGTTGGACTGAAATTGCCAAGCAACTCAACATGAGTGAGTCGAGCGTTCGATCTAAATACTCTGGAAATATCGACAAAAAAGCACAGCGTGCTGAACATATTGCTGAAGTATTGAAAAAAGAAGTAGAGAAAAAGGGAATGGTCGATATTTCCGAAGGTGCAAATCAGGTTCTCGGCGTATCTGAAACGGAACTTATCAATGCCGCTTATACATTAGAAGCAGAGTATGGGTTTAAGCGCTATGGCGTTGGCATTCGCCAACCGACAAATATACACCAGCAGACTAATATTACCGTTTTGGCCAAGCCTGAGTTTGACCAGAAATATGCTTATCAGCACCAAGACCAGATTGATTCGCTGGGTGATTACCATTCTGATGATGGTGGCGAAACTTTTCAGAAGCTTCAACGTCCATCAAGTTTGGATTCAAGCCGTGTGGCAATTATGTATGGCGATGAAGGTGGTCTGGCAAAGGATGGCGTCATTGAGATTCGCCGTGGTGTCCCGGATCTTGATCTTGGCAAAAGCCATTATGCACAGGTGCGTATTCTTGTCGATGGCGACCACTATCTGAAAGGCATGGCTGTTTATTCCGACGATCTTCCGGATGGCGTTGATGTTAGGTTCAACACCAATAAACCTTCTGGCACGCCCAAAATGAAAGTTCTCAAGGAAGCGAAAGCTGATCCAGACAATCCTTTTGGTGCAGCCATCAAAGCAAATGGTCAGAGCATGTACATCGGATCTGATGGAAAGGAGCACCTGTCTCCTATCAATAAACTGAAAGAAGAAGGTGACTGGGATACAATGTCCAGAAATGTCTCTTCTCAATTTCTTTCCAAGCAGCCCAAGAAGTTGATTGAGAATCAGCTGAAACTGACTGTCGCAGACTATAAAGCACAGTATGATGAAATCATGCAGTACAACAACCCGACGATTAAGAAGAAACTACTCACTGACTTCGCTGACACATGCGAAGGTACATCGATGACCCTCAAAGCATCTGCTTTTCCCGGGCAGTCTACGAAAGTTATACTTCCTATCAACCAGATCAAGGAAACAGAGGCATATTGCCCGACATATGAAAACGGTACGAAGCTTGCATTGATACGCTATCCGCATGCAGGAACCTTTGAGATTCCGATTGTTACAGTCAACAACAAGAATGTTCATGGCAAGCGGAACCTTGGAGCCATTCAGGATGCAATCGGCATCAATGCAAAGGTTGCTGAACGCCTTTCGGGCGCTGACTTTGATGGTGATACCGTCATGGCCATTCCTGTCACCGATAAAGTCAACATCAAGTCTACTCCCGCACTGAAGGATTTGAAAGATTTCGATCCCAAAACGGCCTATGCTGTTCCGGAAGATAATCCCAATCGTGTTCGCCTTATGAAAAAAGAAGAAAAACAGAAAGAAATGGGAATTATCTCCAACCTTATCACAGATATGACTCTTCGTGGTGCAGATGACGCTGAATTGGCTCGTGCTGTTAAGCATTCGATGGTTGTTATCGATGCTGAAAAGCATAAGCTGGACTACAAGAGAAGTGAACAAGAGAATGGCATCCAAGAACTTAAGGAAAAGTATCAGATTCGAGTTCTGGAAGACGGCACAGTAAAACCGGGTGGTGCATCCACACTTCTGTCTCGTCGTAAGCAAACGATACGAGTTCCCGAACGTCGTGGGAGTGTTCATGTTAACAAAGATACTGGTGAACTAGTCTATAAAGAGAGCGGCCGTACCTTTACTGACCCCAAGACGGGCAAAGAACGTATAGCAGAAGACACGGTTAGTCTGATTTCTGAGACCAAGGATGCTCGAACACTCTCTTCTGGTACTATTCAGGAAAACCTCTACGCCGATTTCTCGAACCAGCTTAAGGCCATGGCCAGACAGGCTCGTAAAGAGGCTGAGAATATGCCCGGTTTGAAGTACAGTCCGGCAGCAGCGAAGCAATATGCATCCGAAGTTAGGTCTTTGAACGATAAGTATAATACCATGCTCATGAATAAGCCGAAAGAACGCAAGGCAATGCTCATTGCTAATGCAAGTATCAAAGCCAAAATTCAGGAACAGGGACTTAATCCCGCTATCGATAAGAAAGAAATTAAGAAGATCTCTTCCGTTGAGATGCAGCGCGCACGTGATGCTGTTGGCGCAAGTGGTCGTAAGTCTAAAGTCATATTTACAGACAAAGAATGGGAAGCGATTCAAGCAGGCGCAATTTCCGACAGCAAACTTATGAAGATTCTTAATTCGTCTGATTCGGATGAAATCGTGAAACGTGCAATGCCGAAAGCAACAACTGTCATGAGTTCGGCAAAGATGTCTAAAGCAAAAGCAATGCTTCGCAGCGGATACTCGTATGCTGCCATTGCTAAAGCTTGTGGTGTTCCTGAGTCTACGGTTTACAGCGCATTAAACAAATAATCTGTACAAGAAAGGAACAGATATATGGTTCGTTGCTTTCTTACCACTTTCGACAATCCGTATTCTCCTTACGAGAAGTTCGAAGAATGGTATCGATATGACACGGATCATGGCTATAACTCATCTGGTCTTCTCATGAGGCTGGCCGAGACGTCTTCTCAGTTCACAGACAATGAGAATGCCTATGAAATCGAGAAGGCTATCGACAGAATTGTGGCTGCTGATCCGCAAAACATCTACAAAAAGCTCAAGATCACGATCGACGATGAAAACACCGCCGACCAAAGTGCGTAAACCATAGGGAGGGGGTCTCAAAAATGACACCCCCTCTCAAATCGCACCGGTCTTTGATATTTCCCCGGAGGGAAAATTGATATTTGGGCTTTAAGATGAAATTGCCGAGGCCACGGGGAGTAGACCGCAGCTTCGGCAGTTTTTGCAAGGGCTTATGGGCGAAACGCCTCCTATGAAATTCGGGTTCATGATGTTCAACCTCCATTGACATTTTTCTTCTCCTTTCAGATGCCATGACAAGCCACACCCATGAGCCCTTGCAAAAGCAAAATAAAAAACATAAGAAAAGAGGAAAAAGTTATGAAGCCGAAAAGAAGCGCTCCGGGGGAGATGGCTGCGGCTTCGGCCCGGCCTGCCTCCAGCCCGGAAGCACAGGAACAGTACATGATAAATCTGGCCATGACTCTGGTGGAAAGACGGCTTCGAGAAGGAACGGCCTCCAGTGCAGAGACCACCCACTTTCTGAAGCTGGCCACCATGAAGTCGGACCTGGAGAAGAAGAAGCTGGAGGAAGAGAACAAACTGCTGCGGGCAAAGACCGAGACGCTTGAGGCTGCCAAGGACTCCAAGGAGATGTACGACAAGGTGCTGAAAGCTATGGCCCGTTATAACGGCATGGACGAAGAGGAGTACGAGTTCTGACGGATCAGAAGTCGGAGATGGATACGCCGCAAGCTTCGGCTATTTTACCGATCGTGTCGAGATGCGGAAATGTCTTACCGGTTTCGATATTCTGGATAGTTGTCGGAGAGATGCCGGCTTTTTCTGCCAGACCCCGAATGGTCAGACCGGCGGCTTTGCGGCATTCACGAATCTTATGGCGAGAGTAGCCGAAATTTTCGTAGTCACGATCCATATAGCCGATCATAAAAAAGCCCTGGTCTTTGAGAGGAATGGTCTTAAGGGAAAAGCTCTGCTCCATGTCTTCCTCGGAGACACCGGCAAGGACGTATGTACACAGTGTTTCAAGGCGGGGCGTCATTTTATGGCAGCTATGCGCCACGGCGATTTTCATGGCCACCTGACGGACAGGATAACGAGATGCGTTATCAAGATCGGCCTGGTTTACGCCATTATCCATGGCGTCTTCGAGGAGTTTGTAAAGGGTACCCAGTTTACGGATGGTGTCGGCAGAGAGCATAAGGGAGACCTCCTTAAATATTTTGTACCCTTATTGTACCACCGTACTGTTACAAAAGCAAGAGGGCTTATGAAATATTCAAGGGGGATAACGGTCATGACCAAAAATGAACTGAAAGCATTGTTGACTTACATGTTATATCAGTCTGACGAGCCGCTAGTAGATGGCTTGGTAGTTAGAGTTAGACGGACGGAAGAGGTCACCCATGAAGACATACACAGAGCTTTGCAGGCTGGAAACGTACGAGGAGCGGCTGGAGTATCTGAAACTGCACGGAGAGGTTGGTAAAGATACCTTTGGGTTTGATAGATGGCTGAACCAGGACTTCTACCAGTCAAGAGAGTGGCGGCAGTTCCGAGACAGGGTCATTGCGAGAGACATGGGATGCGATCTGGGATGCCCGGACCACCCAATTACGGACTGGGCGCTACGGGACGGCAGGCCGGTGCGGCCGAGGATCTCGATCCACCATCTGAACCCTATTACAAAAGAAGACGTGCTCCGGCACAGCAAAAAACTACTGGACCCAGAGAACGCCATCTGCGTTTCGGCAACGACACACAAGGCCATCCACTATGGAACTGGAGGCGGGCCGAAGATACCGGACGGCGAGAGAACGGCAGGGGACACCTGCCCTTGGAGGAAATAGTATGAACTGGACAACAGCTTGGCTTACCATGAAACAGGGATACAAGGTGAAACGACCGCACTGGAAGGACGCCTACTGGCGCATTGCGGGAACGGAGCTTATCATCCACACAGAGAGCGGGAATGAGATCAACTTCCGCGAGGTCAAAGATATTGGTCTGATGCTGAACCTGACCTGCTGCGACGACTGGGAACAAGTGGTAGAATCTCCGAAGCGAGAAGATACCGACCTGCGCTTTGACATCCAACTCGCTGTCAGTAAGGCGATCCGAGCGGGACTCGACCAGGCTGTCGCTGAGTTTACGGCGGAGCAGGAGAAGAAAGAGGCGTCAAAATGAATTCGATCCTGATAAGCGTGAAGAAGCTGCTGGGCATCGCCGAGGAATGCGAGGACTTTGATGCAGACATCGTGATGTATCTGAACAGCGTATTCATGGTACTGACCCAGATGGGGGTAGGACCGAAGGAAGGCTTTGCCATTACGGGAAAAGAGGAGCTTTGGAACCAGTTTATTGCCGACCCGGTGAAGGCGGCAGCCGTGAAAGCATATGCCGCCATGAAGGTGCGGCTGCTGGGCTTTGACGTACCCCAAAGCAGCTCTACCCTGGACGCACTTAAAAATGCCGCTGCCGAGATGGAGTGGCGGCTGAACGTGGAGCATGACGACACATGGCCAGCAGTGTAACAAAGCGGTGGATCGAGCGACTGACCGAAACACCTGCAAAAAAGTAATGGTTTGATACGGTGATGAAGGATTTCTGTGCAGACTGCGCATGTCGCGGGACCTGCGAATGCCCTGAAATGGAAGCGTGCTTCTACACCCTTGACAAGCCATTTTACGCCCCAAAGTGAGGGGTGTCCTACCTTATTATAATAGGAGGTTAAAATATGGCACTCTCGAACACGGCCACGCCCATTTATTACGGCCGCTTTCGGGAGGCCGTGATGCGGGGCGAGATACCGGTATGCCGGGAAATTTCAATGGAGATGAACCGGATCGACGACCTCATCGCCAATCCAGGCATCTACTACGACGACAAGGCAGTCAACGGCTTTATCGCCTTTTGCGAGGATGAGCTGACCTTGACCGATGGCGGAGACGTGAAGCTGCTGGACAGCTTTAAGCTCTGGGCCGAAGAGATATTTGGCTGGTATTATTTCGTGGAGCGAAGCATCTTTGTGCCGGATGCACACGGTGGCGGCCACTACGAGACCCGCAGGATCAAGAAGCGTCTGGTGCAAAAGCAGTATCTGATCATTACCCGTGCGGCGGCGAAGACCATGTATCTGGAGTTTCTCCAGGCGTACTTTCTGGTGGCGTATACTACCACGACCCGACAGGTGACCACCGCCCCCACCATGAACCAGGCAGAAGAAGTGTTGGCTCCGCTGCGGACTGCTCTGGCCCGGGCCAAGGGGCCTGTGCTGAAGTTTATGACCGAAGGGAGCCTGCAGAATACCACCGGGTCGAAGGCAGATCGGGTGAAACTGGCCAGCACAAAGAAGGGCATCGAGAACTTTGTCTCCAACAGCCTGCTGGAAGTGCGGCCTATGACCATTGAGAAGCTCCAAGGCCGTCGAGATATGGTGGCCACAGTGGACGAATGGTTGAGCTGCGACATCCGGGAAGACCCCATCGGTGCTATCGAGCAGGGTGCGGCCAAGAATGAGAACTATCTCATCGTGGCGGCAAGCTCGGAAGGCACGGTGCGAAACGGCTGCGGCGATGACATCAAAATGGAATTGATGCAGATCCTGAAGGGAGAATACATCAATCCCCATGTCTCCATCTGGTACTACAAGCTGGATTCCATTGACGAAGTCGGCAAGCCAGAGATGTGGCTGAAGGCGAATCCAAATCTCGGGAAGACCGTGACCTACGAGACCTACCAGTTGGATGTCGAACGCGCGGAGAAATCCCCCAGCGCCCGGAATGATATTCTGGCCAAGCGCTTCAACCTACCCATGGAGGGCTACACATACTTCTTCTCGTATGAGGAGACGCTGTGCCACCGCCACCGGGATTACTGGCAGATGCCCTGCGCCATGGGAGCTGACCTGAGCCGGGGCGACGACTTCTGCGCCTTTACCTTCTTGTTTCCGCTTTCCAACGGATATTTCGGGGTAAAGACGCGGGACTACATTACCAGCTACACCCTGAGCCAGCTGCCCGTCTCCCGGCGGCAGCAGTATGAGGAGTTCATGCAGGAAGGGACGCTGTTCGTCTTTGACGGAACCATCCTCGACATGATGCAGGTATACGAAGACCTCGATGCCTTTATCCAGCAGAACGAATACGACATCCGGTCCTTCGGGTACGACCCGTACAACGCCAAGGATTTCGTAGAGCGGTGGGCGACCGAGAACGGCAGCTTCGGCATCACTAAGGTCATTCAGGGCGCGAGGACGGAAAGCGTGCCGCTGGGAGACTTAAAGAAGCTGAGCGAGCAGCGGAAGCTCATCTTCGACGAGAAGCTGATGCAGTTTGCCATGGGGAACTGCGTAGCGCTGGTGGACACGAACGGAAACCGGAAGCTCTATAAACAGAGGCAGGATCAGAAAATCGACGCCGTGGCCGCCATGATGGACGCCTATGTGGCGTGGAAGGAGAACCGTGATGCATTTGAGTGAGGCTGTATATGAGAGGTGAGAAATCGAAATGGATTACTGGAAATTCATGGAGCACGGACTGTTCGGGAAGGGCAGCGAGCGGAAGAACCATAAGCATTACCAGAGAGTGGAAGTCGGGACTGACCGCAACGGCAACACAGAGTATTACTACTTCTACAGCAAGGAAGCATACGACAACTACCGGAGAAGCCGGGCGATCGGCAGAGGCGATGACCCCGACAGGAAGCCGACCCGCGCCCAGCAGAAAGAGTGGGCCAAGCAGAAGATCCTGAACGGCAAAGCCCGCCTTACCGGGGAATACCGTCGTGAGAGACACCCGAACGGTCGCGGTGCGTGGGTGGCTACCGAAGAGTACGAGGACAAGGACGGCAAGCTGAAGCTGCGCAAGAAGTACATCTCGGGAGACGAGGCGACGAGACTGCGGGACAACATGTACCGAAAAAAGCGGGCCGAGGCAGAGACGGCCAAGGAAAAGAAGGCTCGCATGAAAGCCGCGAAGAAGCGGTACAACAAGAAAATGTCGGCGGCACGCCGGAAGCGGGCAGTACAAAAGGGCGCACAGAGAGTGGCGCTGCTGCTGAAGCGGAAGTTGGCATCGGACGGAAAGTGAGGTGATAGCAAAGTGCAGACCTACAAAGATGAACTCTATCACTGGGGCATCAAGGGCATGAAGTGGGGAGTGCGGCGGTACCAGAACAAAGACGGCACCCTGACTGCCGCTGGCAGGAAGCACTATGGGGACGGAAACGCCGGTCCCGACGGCGAAGAGCAAAAAGTGGAGTATGCGCCGAAGCGGACGGGAAGGAATGCTGAGGATTACTCCGACGAGGAGCTGAGAGCAAGGATCAACCGGCTGCAGATGGAAAAGCAGTATCGTGACCTGCAGGGGCAGACCAACATCCGGGTCGATGACCCCAACAAGGAGCTGAAGGCCGAGAAGGAGCGCTTGCAGCTCCAGAAGGACGTAAAGCAGCTGCGGAACGACGTGTACGGCGGCAAGAGCTTTGTGAAGCAGGTCATGTCGGACGCCGGAAAGCAGGTGCTGACCAAGGCGACGGCTGGCGTGATGAGCTATGGCGCGAAGAAATTCGTTTCGGATGTGCTGGGCAACCCTGAACTGGCGAATGCTGTGGTGAACGGCAGTGCCGCAAAGCAGGATCAGCAGAAGAAAGACGACCAGAAGAAGGATGACTGACCCGGGAGGATCTCAAAATGCCTAACACCTTTGGCTCCCGCCTGAAGAGGGCGTGGAACGCTTTTACGAACCGGGACCCTCCCGGAAGAATTTACTACGGCGGCGGATACAGCTACCGCCCAGACCGGGTGCGGATGAACCGGGCAAGCGACCGCACCATCATTTCGGCCATATACACCCGCATCGCCATGGACGCGGCGGCTATTACCATCAACCACGTAAGGCTCGACGAAAACGGACGCTACAGCGAAACCGTTGACTCGGGCCTTAATTCTTGTCTGAACCTTTCAGCCAACATCGACCAGACCGGACGGGGGATGCGGTTCGACATGTTTCTGTCCATGCTGGACGAGGGCGTCATCGCCGTGGTGCCGGTGGACGTGGAGCTGAATGAAGCGACCGGCGAAATGGACATCCAGTCCATGCGGGTGGGCAAGGTGAAGGAGTGGTACCCTGCCGACGTGCGGGTAGAGCTCTACAACGAGAAGACCGGACAGAAGGAAGAGGTGACTCTGCCGAAGGACCGGGTGGCCCTGATCGAGAACCCCTTCTATGCCGTGATGAACGAGCCCAACGGCACCATCCAGCAGCTGACCCGGAAGCTCCACCTGATGGACGTCATTGACGAGCAGGTGGGAGCCGGGAAGCTCGATCTTATCATCCAGCTGCCCTACGTCGTGAAGAGCGAGCCCCGCAAGAAGCAGGCCTTGGAGCGGCGGCAGGAGATCGAGGACCAGCTGGCAGGCTCGAAGTACGGTGTGGCTTACACGGACGGCACGGAGCGCATCACCCAGCTGAACCGCAGTCTGGAAAATAATGTTCTGAAGAGTGTGGAATACCTGACCAACATGGCATACAGCCAGTTGGGTATCACACCGGAGATTATGAACGGCACTGCGGACGACAAGGTGATGACCAACTACGAGAACCGGACCATCGAGCCCATCGTATCAGCCGCTGTGGATGAGTTCAAACGGAAGTTCCTGACAAAAGGGCAGCGAGATGAAAAGAGCGAGAGCGTGCTGTTCTTCCGCGACCCGTTCAAGCTGACACCGGTGTCAGCTGTGGCAGAGATCGCCGACAAGTTTACCCGCAACGAGATCATGACCTCGAACGAGATGCGGCAGGCCATCGGCATGAAGCCCTCGAAGGACCCGAAGGCGGATGAGCTGCGTAATGCGAACATCAGCCAGTCCAGCGAAGAGGTCTCGGAGCAGGAGAGGATGCTGACGAGAGGCAGAGAGACTGTAGAAAGGAGTATTGCAAATCAAAATGGCTAAATTCGACTACGATTGCAGCGGCTGGGCCACGAAGGCCAACACACGCTGCTACGACGGACTGACCATCGCGCCGGACGCCTTTAAGGAGTGCGACGGCAAGACCGTGCCGATGGTGTATAACCACGACCACTCGAGCGTGGACAACGTCATCGGACACTGTCTGCTGAAAAACCGACCCCAGGGCGTATACTGCTACGCCAAGTTCAACGATACGGACACCGGCCGGACGGCCAAGGCCTGCGTGGAGAACGGCGATCTGAACGCCTTTTCCATCTATGCCAACGGCCTGCAGAAGGTGGGGAAGACCGTGAAACACGGCTTTATCCGGGAAGTGAGCCTCGTACTGGCAGGCTGCAACCCGGGTGCGCTCATCGACGAGGTGGTGAAGCACAGCGCCGATGAAGATTATGATGAGGGTGAGGCCTTTATCTACAACGACGAGGGCTTGAGCCTGACCCACGGGCTGGACCCGAATGGCGACCCGCTGGAGGAGCTGACCCACAGCACCGACGACGGGAACGACACGAAACAGGAGGATGCCGGAATGGCGGACGAAAAGAAAAACGGTAAGACACTCGAGGAAGTGTACAACAGCATGACCGACGAGCAGAAAGAATGCTGTCATGCGCTTGTTGGCCTTGCAATGGAAGAGGCAGACGGCGAGGACGGCGAAGACGACGGTGAGGAGGATACGACCGTGAAGCAGAATGTGTTTGACCATGACACCACTAAGACCGTGCTGAAGCACAGCATCAGCGACATCAACGCTGTCATCAAGGGTGCCAAGAGCAGCGGCACCATGAAGGCGGCTTTCGAGAACTCGGACATCACCGGCGAGGAGCTGGCCTATCTGAGCCACAGCATCGACAATGTGGAGTGGCTGTTCCCCGAGGATCACCTGCTGGATACCACGCCCCGCATCATCGACAAGCCCGACGACTGGGTGAGCGTGGTCATGGGCGCTGTGCACCACGTCCCCTTCAGCCGGATCAAGAGCATGTTCGCTGACCTGACTGAGGAAGATGCCCGCGCCAAGGGTTACTTCAAGGGCAACTTCAAGAAGGAAGAGGTCTTTGGCCTGCTGCGCCGCTCCACCAGCCCCACCACCGTGTACAAGAAGCAGAAGCTGGACCGCGACGACGTCATCGACATTACCAGCTTCGACGTTGTGGCATGGCTGAGGAAGGAGATGCGCCTGAAGCTGGACCGTGAGCTGGCTCTGGCTTACCTGCTGGGCGACGGCCGTTTGGCTGCTTCTGAGGATAAGATCGATGAGAACTGCATCCGTCCTGTGTTCAACGACAGCGACCTGTTTACCATCAAGGTCCAGTGCAAGACCACCGGCCTGACCACCGTGGAGGACAAGCACAAGGCCCTGATCAAGCAGATCCTGCGCAGCCGCAAGGAGTACCGCGGCTCCGGCACCCCCACCCTGTACACCACCGAGGACGCCCTGACCGAGATGCTCCTGCTGGAGGACAGCATCGGCCACACTCTGTATGCCGACGAGGCTGCTCTGGCCCGCAAGCTGCGTGTAAAGAATATTGTGACCATCCCCGAGATGGAGGGCCGCAAGGGTGCCAAGGGCGGTGACCTGGTCTGCCTGATCGTGAACCTGGCCGACTACACTGTGGGCGCAGACAAGGGCGGCGCTGTCTCCATGTTCGACGACTTCGACATCGACTTCAACGCACAGAAGTACCTCATCGAGACCCGCTGCTCCGGCGCTCTGACCACGCCCTTCAGCGCCATGGCCGTGGAGTGGGCTGCTTAAAGAGAAAGGATAGAACTATGCTGAAACCCTATTACGAGACCGGTTATGACCTGCATGTGGCTAACTACGTTGCCTACCTGCACACCGACAAGAAGCTGTATGAGGACGAGGCACACAAGACCCAGGCGAAGAAGGATGACGTGGAGAAGGCCTTTAAGCTGGGCCGCCTGATGATCGTGGACGGCGCCAAGACCTACCTGCCTATCGCTCTGCTGGCTGCCGGTGTGGTGGTGTACGACGGCACTACCGCTACGACCTGCACCGTGGCAGCGGAGTAAAAAGCAGGTCATCGAGTTAGCGATAACAAACTGACCTGCCGGACAAAATTCAAAATGGTGACGAACTGAGCGCTGCCAGTGGCGGAAACAGCGAAATGAGGAACTGGCCGGGGTCAGCGAGACGCGAGCGACAGTGAAGCGGCTGCTGGGCACCCCAACTCGGGTTCCTTAGGGAGGATCTACTATGAAATGGAGCGGGAAGATCGGGTTTGCGCAGGATACGGAAGAATCAGCGCCAAGCGTATTCGTAGAACGGATCGTAGAGCGGAGCTATTACGGCGACGTGCTGGAGTTTGGGCGGCTGATGCAGGGGAGCGACAAGATCAATGAGGACGTTACAGTGGGAAACCAACTGAGCGTTGTAGCCGACCCATTTGCACAAAACAACCTTTACGCCATGCGATATGCCACGTTTTGCGGGCAGCACTGGAAGATCACGAACGTGAAGGTGCAGTACCCAAGACTGGTGCTGACTTTAGGAGGGATCTGGAATGGAAGCACGCCTGAAGCTTGACGCTTTGCTGCGGAAGGTACTGCGGGAGGCGACCGGGAAAGAAAACCTCTACTTTCAGCCGCCTGCCGGATACAAGCTGAAATACCCCTGCATCGTGTACAGCGAAAGCCGTATCCGGAATGAGCACGCCAATGACGGAGTTTATATCCAGCGTCTCCATTATACGGTGACGGTGATGGATAACGACCCCGACTCGAAACTGAAAGCGGCCGTAAGCGTATTGCCGAAATGCGCCTACGACCGCTGTTTTGTTTCGGAAAACTTATATCACACTGTGTTTACGACCTATGTTTAAGAAGGAGGAAAGACTATGGGAAGACTGATCTGGGACGCTGTTGGCGAGAAATTTTACGAAATGGGCACCAAGTGCGGCGTTCTGTACCCCATGACCACTGAGGGCACCTACGAGAAGGGTGCTGCCTGGAATGGCCTGACTGCTGTGACCGAGAGCCCCTCTGGTGCGGAGGAGACCAAGCTGTATGCTGACGACATCAAGTACGCCAGCCTGCGCAGCGCCGAGGATTACGGCTACACCATTGAGGCCTACACCTACCCTGATGAGTGGGCTGCCTGTGATGGCTCTGCCAGTGTGGCTACCGGCGTGACCATTGGCCAGCAGAAGCGCAAGGCCTTTGGCTTTAGCTGGGTGACCACCAAGGGCAACGACATCACCGATGAGGCTGGCCAGAAGATCCACGTGGTATGGAACAGCACCGCTTCTCCCAGCGAGAAGAGCTACGCCACCATCAACGACAGCCCCGACGCCATCACCTTCAGCTGGGAGTGCAGCGCTTCTCCTGTGAATGTCAAGGGCCATCGCCCCACCTGCCACATGGAGATCGACTGCTCGAAGCTGAAGGAGAAGACCATGCTGGCTATCCAGAACAAGCTCTGGGGTTCTGACGGCGGTTCCGGTGTTGAGGCTGCCAGCGAGGCCACCCTGCCCAGCCCGGATGAGCTGATCAAGCTGATCACCGACACCGAGGCTGCCGCTGGCTAATAACAGGACAAAGGAGAAGAAAAATGCTTAAGAAGACGATGACCACCGTGGACTTTGGTGGTACCGAGCGTACGGAGGACTACTATTTCAACCTGACTAAGGCCGAGATCATGGAGATGCAGCTTTGCACCGACGGCGGCTTTGTGGAGACGGTGAAGAAGATCGTGGAGGCAAAGAACCAGCTTGAGCTGACCCACCTGTTCAAGAAGATCATCTGCGCCAGCTATGGTGTGCTGAGCCCCGACGGCCGGAAGTTCGTGAAGAACCAGCAGGTTCTGGACGACTTTATGGCTACCCAGGCCTACAGCGACCTGTACATCGAGCTGCTGAGCGGCGACGGCAAGGCTGCCGAGGACTTTGTGAACGGCATTCTGCCCAAAGACCTGACCAATGAGGCTGCCAAGCCCCCTGTTTCTCAGCCCGGCCTTGCTGTGCTGAACCCGTAACCTGATGATACCGAACCGTGCTTTGCGTACTGCATAGCACGCTGCCCACACATTTGATGCCAGGAGGAGCAGACGATGCTGACCATCAAAATAGCTGGAACACAGAGCTGGGACCCACAGAAGGCCGAGTTCCGGTACGGTAAGCCCGTTGAGCTGAAGTTAGAGCACAGTCTGCTCTCCCTGGCTAACTGGGAAAGCAAATGGCATATTCCGTTTTTGTCGAACGTCGGAAACCTGACGGCCCAGCAGCAGATGGACTATATCCGCTGCATGACCGTGACAAAGGGGGTTGACCCCGAGGTATACCGGCGGCTGACGAGAGAACAGATGAATGACATTAACATATATATGGACGACCCCATGACCGCCACCTGGTTCCGGGGCGAGCCAAAGCCGAACGAGCCCAGGGGCGGGAAGACTGCAAAACAGAAGCCCCGCCCCAGGCGAGGAGGCACAGAGACCACTGCGGAGGTGCTGTACTACCAGATGTTCCAGCTTGGGATACCCAAGGAGTGCGAAAAGTGGCATTTGAACCGACTGTTGACGCTGCTGCGGGTGGGCCAGGAAACCAACAACCCGCCCCGGAAAATGAGCAAGGCCGAGGCAATGGCTCAGCAGAGGATGCTGAATGAGCAGCGGAAAGCGAAGCTGCACACGAGGGGGTAAGAAATGCCAAAGGTGATCGTGTGCCGACAGAAAGGCGACTGGAAGAAAACAAAGGGATTTTTGAAGCGGTGCTCGGCGCTGAAGCTGGATGATATTCTGGCTCAGTATGGCCGGGAGGGTGTAGAGGCTTTGGAGATGGCCACCCCAAAAGACACCGGAAAGACCGCCGCAAGCTGGAGCTATGCCGTACACCGGGACGAGAACACCATCACCATTACATGGTCCAACTCCAACATTGTGGATGGAGTGCCCATTGCGGTGATCCTGCAGTACGGACACGGCACCCGGAACGGCGGATATGTAGAGGGAGTGGATTACATAAACCCGGCGATGCGTCCTGTTTTTGAGAGGATCGCAGAGCGGGCATGGGGCGAGGTGAAAACAGAATGAGCCGTGAAGTAGACCAGCGTGTTGTAGAACTGCAGTTCAACAATACGAACTTTGAGAAAAACACAAAAAAGTCCATGGACTCCATCGACAGGATGATGGAGAAACTGCAGTTCAAAGGGGCCGAAAAGGGATTTGAGAAGCTGGATGCGGCTGCGGAGAAGGTGGACTTTGCCACCATGAACCGCTCGCTGGACACCTTGCAGCAGAAGTTTTCGGCTCTGGATATTATGGCCGCCACGGTATTGGTGAACATTACCAACAAGGCCATGAATGCCGGCGAGAAGCTTGTGAAGAGTTTGTCGCTGGATCAGATCACCGCAGGCTGGAGCAAATATGCTCAGAAAACCGCCAGCGTTCAGACTATCATGAACGCCACCGGCAAAAGCATTACCAAGGTGAACCAGTATCTGGATAAGCTGATGTGGTACTCGGACGAGACCAGCTACGGCTTTACGGACATGACTGCAAGCCTTGGCCAGCTTACCGCTGCCGGCGGCGACATTGATAAGCTTATCCCCATGATCATGGGTATCGCCAACGCAACGGCCTATGCAGGTAAAGGTGCCAGCGAATTCTCGCGAGTGATCTATAACCTGAACCAGAGTTACAGCACCGGCCATCTGACCTTGATGGACTGGAAATCGGTAGAGCTTGCGGGTGTTGCTACCGCTGAGTTGAAAAAGCAGCTTATCGCAACGGGCGTTGAGCTGGGAAAGATCAAGGAAGGCGAAGTCACCGTAGGCAGCTTCAGCAGCAGCCTTGCGGACAAGTGGGCCGACAAAGAGGTCATGGAGACCGCTTTTGGTAAGCTCGCCGAGTTTACCCAGGCTGTCAAGAAGATGGTGGATGCTAACCCTGGAATGCAGGCCTCACAGGCCATCGAAGCTTTGGCTGACCAGTACGACGAAGTTACCGTAAAAGCGTTTAAGGCGGCACAGGAAGCAAAGAGTTTCTCGGAAGCAGTTGACGCCACGAAGGACGCTGTGAGCTCCGGCTGGATGGAGACGTTCGATATTCTGTTTGGCAACTACGAAGAAGCCAAGCATTTTTGGAGTGGGCTTGCAGAGCAGTTTTGGAACATCTTTGCCGGAGGGCAGGATGCTCGAAACAGCTGGCTGAAAAGCGCCTTTGACTCCGGACTGGATCAGCTTCTCGGCGTTGAGGGGTTCAGCGACGCCACTGACAACTTTACGAATCTGCTGGAAACGAGCCTGAAGCGTCAGGGTCTGCTGACGGATGAGGCCATTGAAGATGCGGGAAGCTTTCAGAAGGCGCTGGAGGAAAGCGGCGTTACGGCACAGCAGCTTGCTGACGTGATCTGGGATCAGGCAGAAGGGTACGCTCGGATGGCCCAGATGAGCGATGAAGAGCTCAATGCCAAGAACCTTGACCGAGATAAGATCAATGCGTTGGCAAACGCTTATGCCAACATGGCCGACAAAATTCAAAATGGAGTCGTTGACCTGGAAGATCTTTCCGGGAAGATGAACCAGCTCTCCGGCAGAGAGCACTTTTTTGCCGGTATCCTGAATATTCTGGAGGGTATTGACAGCGTACTTGAGCCTGTTCGTGACGCCTTTAACGAGGTGTTCATGACGGACGGAAGCCCGCTGTACAATATGCTGAAAGGGTTTGACGATCTCACCAGCAGCCTCAAACTCAGCGACGAAACAGCGGAAAAAGTAAACAAGGTCTTCAAAGGACTTTTCAGCACGATCCGCGTAGGCCTCAAAGGTGTCAGCATCGTTGTGAAAACCGCCAGCCGTGTGATCGGCCAGTTGCTGGACATCCTGAGCCCGATAACGAATCTGCTGTTGACTATTGGGTCCGGGATCGGCGACGTTCTGAGTTACATCAACTATAGCATCGACTATGCGGACAGCCTGAGCGATGTTGTACTGATCCTGATGAACGCCATCGGTGGATTGCTGAAGCCTATCCAGGAGCTCTGGAACGGATTCAGAGTGTTCGTGCGAGGCGGCGATATGGAGACCGCCAAGGGCCAGTTTGGTGCTTTTGCCGCTGTTGTTGATGCCGTGACCGTCATGCTTGATAAATTTAAGCGCGGAAGTGTCTCGGCCAGCGGAGTCGTCGGCAGTGCAATGCAGGTGCTTGGCAGCATTTTGTTTGCAGCATTCGATGGCATCGGCGCATTGATCGGAAGCGCTTTTGGTGGGTTCAAGAAAGCAGGAACTACAGTAAGCGGCTTTGCTGCGGAGCAGGTGCCGCTGCTGGAACGGATCAAAGAGGCGGTGGTAAGTCTTCCGGAAAAAGCGGAAGCGGCCTTAATCGACTTTGGCGGGACCATGGGCGGAGTGCTGAATATGATCGCCACCGCCTGCAAAAACACGATCGCTTCGCTGAAGGATTTCTTTAACCTGCAGGAAGGCGTGGACATCTATCGACTGCTGGCGTTGCTGGATGTAGGTGCGCTGAGCCTTGCTATCTATGGCTTGTCGAAAGCGATGAGTATTGCCAGCATCTCTTTTAAGAAGCTGCTTGAAAACCCTGTGACCAGCTTCCTCAACAGTCTGACCAATGCTGTAAATACCTGGACGAAGAAGAATACGACCAACAATCTGGCTATCATTGCAAAAGGTCTTGCTACTTCCGTGGGGATCATAAGTGCAAGCATTTATCTGCTAAGCCGGATCGAAGATCCAGTCAAGGCAACGGATGCTTTGTACAAGGTTACTGCCAGCCTGTTTGTGATGATCGGCGCACTTAAACTGTTGGCCAAGACCGATCTGACCGGCATGGATACGGCCAAGCTGTTTGGTACGATCGCCGCGATCAGCCTTGGCATCAGCACGCTCGTGACGTCTTTTGTGAAGATCTCCAAACTGCCTGAAAGACAGGTAGATACTGCCATAACCGCACTGTCCCACATTGCTGTCATGCTGATTGGCGTGACAGGTATTATGAGCATGATGAACTACCGACTTGGCAACCTACAAGGCGCTGGTCAGTTTATAGCTGCTGCCGCAGCGATCGACATGATCGCCCTTGCTCTGATCCCTCTTGCCAAGGCTGCTCAAAATGGATTGGACATCAATGATGCCTGCGAAGTCATCAATGGTGTTTCCATCGCACTTTCCATCCTGGTGGTCTCTGCTGGGTGGGCGCAGAAGCTTTCTGGAAAGGTGAACCCCAAGCCGCTTGATCAGGTGATCGTTTACCTCGGTAAAATGGCGGGTCTGGTGATCGCACTGAACGGCATTGCCAGTTCCTTGCTGATCGCTGCAGGGGCCGTTGCTGCCTTTGCCGCATTAGGCTCGGAAGAAATGAAAGCCGGAATGATTGGCGCAGTGGGTATGCTGGCCATGATCGGAATCGCTCTGGCTGCGCTGAGTAAGCTGAAGACCAAGAAGGTTCTGAAGGCTTCCAAAGCCATGGTCCTGGCCAGCACCTCGCTTGTGGTTCTTGCCGGAGCCGTGAAACTTATGGGACAGGCCATGTCCACCGACGAAAGCGGTGCAGGCGCAGCAGCGGTCACTCTCGGCTTGATCGGGCTTGTTGCTGCTATCAGCGTTCTTGCCAAGAACAGCATGCAGACCACTGCCGCAGCAGTAGCACTTGTGGCAATGGGCGCAGCGCTCATCGAGATGGCCGTGGCGTTCAACACGATCGCGGAGACTGACCCGGAGGGGCTGGTTCTTGCGCTGGAAGCACTTGGCGGTTCTATGGTAATTCTTGTTGCCGGATGCGTTGGGCTCGGCTTTGCCTCAACGAACATTACTGGCGTTGCGGCAGCATGCTTGATGCTGGCGACTTCACTGCTGATCCTGACCCCGGCGCTTAAAGGCCTGGCAAGCATCGGCCTTGACGGAGTCATTGCCGGCATAGTGGGCATGGCAGGAGCGCTTATCGGCCTCGGGGTCATCGGCGCAACCCCACCCATCGCCATTGGCATGAACACCGTGGCTGCAGCGATGATCGGGCTGGCAAAAGCATTTAGTGTGTTTGCAGGAGGCCTCATCAAGTTCAGCATTGCGGCAGGCATTCTTGCGGTGCTGGCCATGTTCGCCGATCCGGTATGTCAGGCTATCAAGGAAGCAGCTCCTGATATTCAGGATGCGATGATCTCCGTTGTGAATGTGATATGCAACACCGTTATTGCTTGCGCTGAACCTATTACGCTTGCCCTTATTGCACTGCTCAAGATCGCCATCACTGTGGTCGTAGAGACGATCAAGTGGGCATGGGCAGGCGAAGATGGCAATGGAGGCATCAAGGGCGCACTGGAGTATCTCTGGAGTCAGATCACGGGCTGGTTTGACGAGCACGCGGACATTGCGAACAAGTGGATCAACCCCTTCAGTCTGGAGAGTTGGATCGACACATTCACGAACTACGACCGTCCAATCGGACGGATCTTCAACGGTATTTTCAACCCGATCCTTAATGCGTTCGGCACAAGTATCGATGAGGCTGGCGATGCGATGGAAAAGGGTCTCGCTGCCAATGAGCGGGCCGTGAAATCCAGAGAAGAGAAGACCGAAGCGACCAAGAGTGATACCGCTGCTACAGAGGCAAATACCGAGGCCACCGATCGTGCTTCGAAAGCCTACCACGATAATGCAGAGGCGACCACGAAGGCGACCGAGGCAACGGCCATATCCGCGAAAGCGCAGGAGGACCAGACGGCCGGACTGGTGCAGTTGACCAGCGATACCGGCGAGGTGAGTTACGCCACCATCGATTGCGCAAACTCCATGCTCCGAGCAACCGATAAGATCACAGAAACTACTGAGGCAACGCAAGATAGTGCCGCTGTTGCGAAGACCAGTGCTGCTGAGGTGGACAGCGCAGCAAAGGAGCTTGAAAACAAGCCAGAGGAAGTGAAGGAAGCCGCAGCGAATGCGATCGCGACCGGCACGAACAAAGCCAATGATGCAAGCAAGACCGGCGGTGAAAACAACGCTGCAAGCTACATCCAGGGCTTTACGGACCGTATCAATACGATGGCGCCTGGTCTCGGAGATGATGTTGCCAACGCCATTAACGGTGCGTTGAGCGGGATCGGAATCGATATTCCGAGCTTCGACGACTTCAAGAAAAACATTCTGAATGGTGGTTGGACTTCGAAACTTATCGGTGTGAGCAACAAATCCCAGATCACGGACAAGGACCGAGAGGCCGACGTTAAGAAAGACGAGGACGATGCCAACAAGAATCCCACCGGCACTGGAGGTAAGGGCAAAACCAGCGGCAAGGGCAAAACTCTGGCAGAGACCCTTGCAGAGGAGTACAGCAAGAAGCTGAAGGCCAACAAGTACCTGCAGGATGCGCTGAGCAAGGAGACCACCCTGTGGGAGCTGCAGAGCGAGGACAGCGTGACCAACGAGGAGCTGCTGGCAAAGCGGACCGAGGTGGTGACCAAGCAGATCGAGCTGCAGGCAGACCGAGTGGCCATTGCGCAGCAGCAGTACGATACCCTGCTGGCCCGGGTAGGTGCCGGGGACGACAAGACCAAGGACGCCTACAACACCCTGCTGGATGAGAAGGCCAATCTGGAGAAGCTGCAGCAGAGCCGCCACAGCGACATCTGGGGCGATGTGCTGAGCCGGTATGAGAACGATGCCAAGACTGCCGAGGACGAGTATGATCTGTGGGTGTCCATGTATGAGGACACCGCCACGGTAGCAGAGCGCTCGAACCGGCAGATGACGAAAATCAACAAAAAGATCGACGCACAGGCCAAGGTGGTAACGGCTGCTGAGGAGGAATATACCAAGCTCAAGGAAGAGTTTGGGGAGCAGAGCCAGCAGACCCAGGTGGCATACCGGAAGTATCTGGAAGAACAGAAGGAGCAGCAGGAGCTGATCAACGAGCTTGAGAAGGCCCAGCTTACCCAGTTTGCCAACCAGATCACCCGATACGAGAAGGAAGCCAAGATCGTATCGAACCGGCAGAAGATGCTGGAAAAGCTGTACGACGACGGCAGCCTCTCGGAGCGGGAAAGCGCTTACGAACAGGCAGTGGAGAAGTACGGCGAAGGCTCCAAGGAAGCCCGTCGTGCTGCTATGCAGGGAACCATGAGCTCCCTGATGGGCGTGGGCGCTGCCATGCGCAACATGAGCACCTCGCTGAAAAAGCTGACGGAATACCAGAAGACCTATGACTTCTACGTAGCCCAGGGCAAGAAGGACAGCGAGGAGGCTCTGGACGCACTGGCAGAGCTGCAGGACGAGCAGTACAACTTTGTGGGATTTGCGGAGAGTCTGGCCTCGGCGTTCGACATGAGCGAAAACGGCAAGCAGGCCATGATGCAGCTCGGGTATACCATCTCGAAGAACTGGAAACCCATCTACAACGGGTTCAACCAGGTATGGAAGAAGGTAAACCCGGCCTTTGCAGAGAACCTGACCAACCTGATCGGCTTGTACTCACGAGAGGGTGCCAGCGAGACCATGGCCGCCACCATGAACGCTGTGGTAAGCGCCATGCGGGGCGACTGGGGCAGTGCGGTGGCCAGCGGGCTTGAGGCTGTGCTGGACATTGTAGGCACTGACTTTGGCCGGACTCTGAGCGAGGTCATCGGGAATGCACTGCGGAGTGCCTTTAGCGGCAACGGCCTGTTTGCCCAGCTTCTCTCGAAGCTCTTGGGAGGGATGAACCTGGGAGGCTCCGGCGGCGGAGGATTCTTCTCCAAGGCTTTGAACTTTATCAAGAGACTTCTGGGCCGGAAGAGCACCGGCGTTACCGGCGGAGGAAGCGGGATCTCAAAATGGCTCAGCGCCGGGAAGAGTGCTCTGGGCCTTGGGAAAGCCGCCAAGGCCGCCACAGACCTGGTTCCGGTACTGCACAGCGCAGGAGCTGCCACTGCCAATGTGGCCTCCGGTGTGACCACCGTTGCTAAGGCTGCGGGAGCCGCCAAGGTTGCTGCCACCGCTGCCGGAGCTGCCACCTCGGGAACTCTGGCCAAGGTAGGCATGGGCGTTGCCAAGGTGGCCGCCAGCCTCGGACCTCACGGACTGCTGGTGGGCGCCTGTGTGGCAGGTGCGGCCCTGGTAGGCACTGCTGTGGTGAAGAACTGGGACAAGGTGAAGGCCGGTATCGGCAAGGCCTGGGGCTGGATCAAGGAGAAGGCTTCGGGACTCTGGGACGGCATGAAGGGACTCGTGGGCGGTGCAATCAACGTCGGCAAGAACGTCGTTGGCGGCTTATGGAACGGCATCAAGGGCGTAGCAGGCGGACTCTGGAACGGCGTCAAAGGCATCGGACGAGGCATCATCAACGGCTTCAAGAGCATCTTTGGCATCCACTCGCCATCGACGGTATTTGCCGGGATCGGCGGCTATCTGATGGAGGGTCTGGCGAACGGCATCACGAACACCGCGGATGGCGTGAACCGGAGCCTTGAGGACGTGGCAGATGGTGCTTTGGACATTGCCCAGAGCAGCGCCATGAGACTGCTGGACGTGCTGAACGACGAAAGCGACCCCAGCATCCAGCCGGTGGTAGATCTGACCAATGCAGAGAACGCTCTGGACTGGATGGACTCCCGCCTGGCAGGAGACCGGGCCGTGACCCTGAGCGCAACCCGCTCGGCAAACCTTGCCGGGACGGTGAACCAGAACGCCAATCGTCAAAATGGAAAAGCAGACCCCAACGACCCGGAGGCCCTGTCGGCCAGCGGGAACCGTGATGTGGTGGATGCGATCCAGAGCATGGGCGAGCGGATCGACGGTGTGGCAAGAGCTGTGGCCAACATGAAGGTCGTGATGAACAGCCGGAAGCTGGTAGGCGAGATCAAGACCGACATGAACACCGCCCTTGGCGAGCTGGCAGAGAGAGGACGGTAAGGATGGGTATTGGCAGAGACGTGACCCCGGAAGGGGCAGAGCTGTACACCCGGCTGACCTTCCATATCCCTGCCGAAGCTCCGGTGAAGAGCTTTAGCACCGACGAGCTGATGCTGATCCCGGCAGACCCGCTGACGGTGGCTCCCTTTGAGGAGCAGATCAGCACACTGGAAGCAGCCCCCTGGCACGGCACCATTGAATATTCACCGCTGGAGAAGCGGGTGTTCAAGAATGCCGAGGGGAGCTGGACATTTTACTATGAACCGGACGGCAAGAGCCATACCTTCTGGGACTGTTACGGAGACATCCACCGGGAAGAATCCGATGGATGGATGGTGACAGACAGCACCTGGCTGGCCACTTACCACGCCCTGCTGTACTACCTGCAGGGGAGGCGGGTGTTGGTGGACGTGCCGGACGGAAACGGAAACATCACAAGCTACCGGGGGCGATGCTGGGTAAGCAGCTATGCCTCCGACTCTGACGGCAGGATCAAGGCCGTGATCAACTACAGCCTTGCACCGCCCGAATGACCGAGAAAGGGGGATCAGATGAAGACGATACCACATGGGATCACCATTGGTGACATACATACCTGGAGGGATCTTTATCTGATCCCTGTTTGTCGGCCGATCGTGCAGCCGCCTACGGAAAAGACCATGACCCTTGAAGTGGAGGGCATGAGCGGCGTGGCTGACCTGAGCCACGGACTGACAGGGTACCCGGTGTTCAGTGACCGGGAAGGAAACTGGCAATTCTACGTAGACACCGACCGGTGGAGAGAGGAAAACAACTTCTGGGGGCCGGTGGGAAACCTGGCGTACCAGGATATTATGGCCCGGCTGAAGGAAAAGATGGCCCGGCCGTTCCAGACGCGGATCGTTTTGGATGACGACCCGCTTTTTTACTGGGTGGGGCGCATCTGGGTAAGCGAGGCTCCAACCCAGCAGTACAACCATACCAAGATCACCCTGCAATACCGGCTCTACCCCTACAAGTACCTGCTGGCAGAGGACGGAGACGACTGGCTGTGGGACCCCTTTTGCTTTGAGACCGACCTGGCCACTGTGAAGATGCACGGTGTGACCCTGCCGGCCGGGACGAGAGAGACGTTTCCGCTGGTATTCACGGACAAGCCCAGTGCTGTATTTGTGACCAGCAGCGGGGCGGCGACCTCCAACATGCAGAATCAAAATGGAGTGGACTACACCCTGCTGAGTCAGGCGTCCATGCCCACGGCCCGCTTTGATTACCTGAAGACCTACAGCTCCGGGGGAACGAGCTACGAATGCCGCTTGCAGACCCTTGTGATGCCCCTTGTGACAAAGCAGTACGACATTGCCATCATGGGGCTGACCTTTACTGTGAGCCCGGTGAGCACCGGAACGGCCACGGTATCCATCCGGAAGAAGGGAACCAGTGTGCTGATGGCAAGCGCCACGGTACCCATCACCAGCACGGTGAATGTTCTGTCTCAGCCCCATATCGACCTGACGGCAGACCTGAGCGCTGAGCTTACCAAGAACACTGCCTACGAGATCGTGGTGGAGGCAACCGGCAAGGTATACGCCCCCAACATCCCCAAGGATGCCCTGACGGAGAACGACTACTTCGACTTTGGCACAGGGGCTGCGGCGCTGGCACCGGACTGCGGCGGCTTTGAGCTGTTCTGCGGGAGCGTGCGGTTTTACGCCGGTGAAGGCGCTGTGCTGAAGCCGGACGTGAAGACCAACATTGGCATCGTGGGTACTGCGCTGAACACCAATGGCCGTGTGGTGGTGGTACAGGCTCAGGAGGACACCACGGTGAGCATCGACTACCGCCCGGCGTACCTGTAAATTCAAAATGGAGGGCTAGATGAGATATAAGGTATACGCCGGTCAGGTATCGGTGAAGTTTACCAACAGCAGCACGGCCCGGTTCAACTGGACGAAAAAGGTGCTGGTGTACGACTCTTACGGCGACTCAGTGGAGGGCGAAGAGACCCAGGGCATCGTGGCGGACCCCAGCGTGGAGCTGGAGAACAAATCGGCAGGAAGTTTTTCGTGCCGGGTACCTTACCAGGCGGAGACCAGATTTGGCCGGGTGAAGAACCCTTACTATGACGACTTTGTGATGGGCAGCACCTGGATCATGGTGGAAGAGGACAGCGAATGTATCTTCTTTGGCCGGGTAACGGAGTGCGAGCTGGAGTTCAATCTGGACAAGACGGTGACAGCGGACGGTATCCTGAACGAGCTGGGGCAGATCAACACCCGACTCTCGGCCAGCTCGTACAACAGCTGCTCGGAATCCAGTCTGCTTTCCATCGTAATGAACGCCGACAAGAGCCGGAAGGGGGAGAACCCTGCCAACTGCATGATGCGGGGCAAGGTGACGGTGGCTAACCGTTCGGTGGACACCAGCGACAGCGGCGATCAGTTTGGCAGCCTGTGGAGCATCCTGAGCACCTATCTGCTGGACAAGGACGAGGGATATTTGCGGCTTCGGCTGGCCAACGACCCGGGAACCGAGGACTACTTTTTCTACTACGATTATCTGAAGCCAGAGGATGTGCCCAGCACCACACAGAGCATCCAGTACGGCGTGAACATGCTGGACTTTGTGCTGAATGAGAAGTGCAGCTCCGACCTCGTGAACAGCGTGACGGCCCACGGCATCACCACGGTGAAGAAGGGCTGGTGGATCTTTAAGAAGATCAGCTACAACGCCATCTCCAGCACATCGGAGAATGCGCTGTCGATCCAGCGGTACGGCCTGCGCTCCCGGCATATTTATGTGGACGGCAAGGCCTCCAGCTACAGCTCCCTGAGTTCTGCCGCCAGTGAGGAGCTGGCCAAGTACAAGCAGGAGGCAGAACCTACCCTGACTGTCCGGGCCTTTGACCGGAAGGACATGGGGGAAAAGGTGGACAAGCTGGGGTATCTGCTGCGGACCCACATCCTGAGCAACCCCCACAGCTTTGATATGTGGATGGTATGCACCAAGGTGCGCCTGCCTCTGGACGCCCCGGACAACAAGGACTTTACCTTTGGGCTGACCAGCGCCTCGCTTTCCCGGCGTCAATGGACTTTGGGGAACCTGGCGGCGGTGCTGAAGGACACCGTGGTGGGCTCCATCAGCTACCTGAACAGCGTAGGGTAAAAATTCAAAATGGACCTTCTGAAGGAGTAAGGTGATTATCGGATGAATTTTGACGAGATCATAAAAAAGATGAAGGCCGCCGTAGAAGGAGTGCGGAAGGCTATATACGGCGTGGAGGTGCGAGAATACATTGCCCAGGGACTGGAGAATGTGCTGGCGGTAGGGCAGGTAACGGTGGACTCGGCCAAAGCCGCCCAGACCAGCGAGACCAACGCAAAAAAGAGCGAAGAGGCGGCGGCAAAGAGTGTCGTGACGGCTGGGCAGATCGCCGAGGAAGCAGCGGGTAGTGCCGCCAAGGCCAAGACCAGCGAGACAAACGCTGCCGCCAGTGAGCAGGCCGCCAAGACCAGCGAGACCCATGCCAAGGCAAGCGAAGAGGCGGCAAAGAAATATGCCGGTGATGCGGCTGCCATTGCCAACACCGACAAGACCCTCACGGTGGCAAACGCTGCCGCGGACGCTGCGGCTACCGGCGTGCGCGTCAAACTGTTGGAGATGGTGCATGGCACAGATGTAAGCGGTATCAGCTTTGTTTCGGCCTTTGATACGCTTGACGGCGTAGAGCTGACGGGCGTGTGGAACAAGGCGGCAAGCCGCATTGATTTTTGAGAGAAAGGAGGATTGGAATGCAGATTAAAGACTTAGCCATCGGCGATGGCTTTGTATACCTGATGGAAGGCAGCACAAAAGTCAAGTTTTACGTGCTGGCCCACAACTATGAGTCCAGCCTGAACGGCAAAGGGCGGGCGATGTTTTGCCGGGAGAGTCCGGCGACGAGCGGGACCCATACTACGTCCGCAAGGTCGGATTACAGAGTCGATACTAACGACGAGGCCACTTGGTACAAAAATACCTATGTGACGAAGTTTTCCGACGAAGTAAAGGACTTGATTGGCACTACAAAATATGTCGGGATGTATTTCTATGCTTACCAATACTCAGCTTACGAATGGCGTACAACAAGTAGTAGTAAGACATACGAGTCAAGATTTTTCTCCATTTCGGCAACAGAAGTCGGGGCATCGAACTACGCCGATGGCTCTGCGCTTTCCTCAGCCGCAATCAGCAGAATCAGCAACATTCGAAACCACTACGGAAGCGGTATCTGGACGAGAACTCCAACTGATACAACTACTTATAGTAATCATGAGTTCGGTAATCATATCGATAATTATGCCAACAGCGCATACATATCTTCCGCAAGCGGTTCCAGTCTTTCGATTGCCGAAGGCGCTTACGGCAAGAGTTACGGCTACCTTCCCTGTTTCACCTTGCCGGAGACGTTATACATAGATAAGGATGGCTTCGCCTCGGCAAACCAGCCTCCGGAAATCACTTCCGATGTGGGCGAGAGCGGCGTGGCACTGGGCGAGAAGAACGAGCCGTTTACTCTGTCCTACACCGTGACCGACGGCGACGGAGACCCCATGCGCATCGTCGAAAAGGTGAACGGTGTGGAGATGGCCGTCCGCGAAAACGTGGCCTCCGGCACCGAACTCACAGTACAGTGCCTGAGCGAGAAGGTGCTTTTCCAGCAGATCCTAAACGGAGAAAACACCCTGACTTTGGAAGTGGACGACGGAAAGACCACAACAGAGTGGACAGCTACCTTTACCAAAAATGTTACCCGTGCCGTCCTCTCGCTGGCCCAGCCGCTGACGGCGGACGACACCATCACCGTGGCCGCGCTGACACTGGAGGGCAGTTTCCCGACAGACCTGAGCCTCAGTGTGGAGATGACCAATAACGCACTGGACGATACCCCGGTGTGGGAGAACTGCACTGACATCCAGCGCGGCGAGAGCCGGGCCTTTGTCCACCACGCCTTTACCAACAAGACCGCCGCCAAAGGAGCGGCCTTTAACTACAAGGTGACGATCGCCCGGGGAGCTTCCGGCGTCGGCGGAACTATCACCATGATCGGAGGTGTTATCGGATGAGTCTTTGCAAGATGGATAAGAGCCTGAAGGAGCTCCACCGGAAGCTGGAAGAGGAGCGGATGCTCAGAGAGCTGCCCGGCCTCGTGGCGGGGATCGAGGACGCCATGTGCGAGCAGGACATGGAATCACAGGAGCGGCTGGCGGTTATCGAGGACTCGCTGTGCGAGCTGGATGCCGCCGTCAACAAATAAGGAGGACATCAAAATGGACAAAATCTGGGCGAACCGGCTCATCGCCGGTACTAAGACGTGGGCAGAGATGCCCGCACGCCGCCATGCCGGAGTCAAAGCGGAACTGGCCAAGCGGGTGGCCGAGGACGAGATCACCGCAGAGCAGTACAAGGAGATCACGGGGGAGGACTACGATGGGTAAGCTGCTGGAGCTTCTGGAAAAGCTGGTGCGGGCCATCTTTGGCCCGGGTAACGAGGCAGAGACCACCCCTGACGCCCCTGCTACCGCCCCGGAGCAGGTAAGCGCTCCGCCCGGTTGGGAGGGAGACCCGCCGTACCGGTACCTGGATGTGAGCCGGTGGCAGGGAAAAATCAAAATGGAGGTCTGGGCGGCCATCAAGGATGCAGGCTACAAGGGCGTGATGCTCCGGGCCTGCGGGAACAGTGCCAGCTACAACCCCAGCAAGGCGTACATCGACCCGACTTTCGAGAAGAACTACGCCAACGCCGAGGCGGCCGGGCTGGATATTGGTGCCTACTATTTCACGAAGGCCACGAGCGAGGCAGAGGCCGACAAAGAGCTAGCTGTACTGCGGAAGGCGCTGCGGGGCAAAGAGCTGACCATGCCGGTAGCGGTGGACATGGAAGACGCCATGCTGACTGTTCACAAGCCGAAAGACCTGACCAACCTCGCGGCCTACCACCTCGAGCAGATCGAGAAGATGGGGTTCTACGCCCAGTTCTACACCTACACGAACTACGCCAACCGCCACCTCGAGATGGAGCGTCTGGCCGGGCGGTGGGATGTGTGGCTGGCAGACTACACGGGCGAGACGCCCAAGGTGGACTTCCGTTACAGCGCCCACCAGCACACCAGCGAAGGCAGCGTGCCGGGCATCAACGGGCCGGTGGACCTCGACGTCACGACCGTAAACTACCCGAAAATCATAAAGGCAAAGGGGCTGACCCGGCTCCGGGAGGCATAATGGAGCTGTATGAGTCGTTGAAAGTCGTCGGTGCAGCGATGATCGGCCTCTTCGGGTTTCTGGCATCGCTGGACAAGATGGTAGACCTCTGGAAAAAGTACAAGGGTCTTGCCGAAGCTCCGGACAAGGCCCAGAACGAGGAGATAAAAAAACTGAAGGCGGACGTGGAGCTGCTGAAGACCAGGATGATGAGCGTGCAGGATGCACTGGGCAGGGATATGCGGCGATTCAATAATCTCGATGACCTTGTCCTGCTGATACTGGACGGCGTGCAGAACCTGTTGGAAGCGCAGCTCTCGGGAAACAACCACGATGGCATGGAAGCGTGCCATCAGAACATCCTTAAGTACCTCATGAAAGGAGCGACCAAACATGGAGACAGCAGTGAGTAAACTTCTGAGCATCCTGCCCACCCCGGTGGCGGCAGTGCTGATGCTGGGCGGCGTCATCTTCTACGTCTTGGGCTGCGTCAGGTTGGGCTACGGTGCCGCCGTAAGGCCTCTCGTCCTCGACTTAATAGCCCGGGCCGAGCAGGAAATTCAGGGCACAAAGCGTGGCGCAGAGCGAAAGGCCTGGGTGACGAAGGTGCTGAGAGCGGCCCTGAATAACAGCAAATACGGCAGATTTATTTCTTGGATCATCACCGATGAAACCATCGGGCGGGTGATCCAGTTTTTCTTTGACCAGATGCGAAAGGCACTGGAAAACTGAAAATAACCGCTTATAAACCAAAGGAGGACACTATGAACCCTTATTACGGTGCATATCCTCCGCAGGGCCTTCCTCAAGGAGTGAACGGTCTGGGAGGATGGCAAAACAGCCAGCCCATGGGGTACCCCGGGCTGGGAAATCAAAATGGATACCAGCAGGCTTCTGTCCCGTCACTGCCCGGGCGGGTCATCCGTGATATTGCGGAAGTCCGTCCCAACGAGGTGCCGAACAACGGAAGCCCGGCCATCTTTCTGAAGGATGACATGAGCTGTATCTATGTGAAATACCTCTCGAACGTAGGAAAAATCGAAACGATGGTCTTTGCCCCGACGACGCCGGAAACCGAAGCCGCTCCTGCAAACGCGAAGCTGGAGGATATTCGGCAGAAACTGGACGAGCTCCTCAAACGGACGCCAAAACGCACAAAACCTTATCACAAACCGTACCGAGGAGACAAGAAGGGAGAAGACCATGAACCAGAACCGAAATAATCCCATTGCCGGAATGCTGGGCCAGCTGCTCCGGCAGAACCCTCAGATGCAGTCGAATCCGCTGGCTCAGAACATGATCTCCGTCATTCAAAATGGAGACGATGCGAAGGGCGAACAGATCGCACGGAACCTCTGCGAGAGCTACGGCGTGACCCCGGAAGAGGCCTACGCAAGGGCAATGCAGTTTTTCCAGAGACGTTGAACCGAAAAGGACGTTAAACATATCTCTTTGATGTGAATTGGGCTTTTGCTCAGGATACGCGCGGCCTGAAAGAAGGCCCAGTGAACATATCCGAACATCCATTCACTGATATTTCCGAAGGAGGAAATGATATGTTTAACACTGGTATGAACATTCCGAGTCTTGCTGACATCGCTGCTGTGACAGGGAACCGGAACGGAAATGGCTGGGGCGACTGCGGCGGCGCATGGTGGATCATCGTCATCCTCTTTGCACTGTGGGGTGGCTTTGGCTGCGATGGCAACGGCTTTGGCGGCTTTGGCGGCCGGGGCAATGGTACCCGTACTGCCAGCCAGGCAGACGTCCAGCGTGGGTTTGACAACCAGGGCGTGATGAACAAGCTGAATGGCCTCGAGAATGGCCTGTGCGACGGTTTCTACGCCGTGAACACCAGCCTGCTCAACGGCTTCAACAACACCAACACCGCGATGCTTCAGGGCTTTAACGGCGTGAACACCGCCCTCATGCAGGGCAATTTCGGCATCCAGCAGGCCATCAATGCCGACACTGTGGCCAATATGCAGAACACCAACGCTCTGCAGGCCCAGCTGTCGAATTGCTGCTGCGAGAACCGTCAGGGTCAGGCACAGATCCAGTACGATATGGCCACCAACACTTGTGCCATCACGACCGCCATCGCCAACCAGACCCAGCAGATCATGCAGAACGACAACGCCAACTACCGGGCCCTGCATGACGAGATGGTGGCAAACCGTATGGCGGACAAGGACGAGACCATCGCCCAGCTCCGTACTCAGCTCAGCCAGATGTCCCTGGCGGCCAGCCAGCAGGCACAGAACAACTATCTGGTGAGCCAGCTCCGGCCCGCACCCAACCCGGCGTACATCGTGCAGAACCCCTATGCCGGGACCGGCACGCTGCCCTGCCAGACCGCCGGACTGACCGGCTGCTGCAACATGGCGGCGTAAAAATTCAAAATAAGAAGAGCGCTGGGAGACCGGCGCTCTTTCTTTTTGATATTCTGAAGGAGGAACGGACATGATCGAGATTTCTAATTCGACCGCCCAGACTCTGACCCCGGGGCAGGCTATTGCGTTTGACGTGACCAACCTGAAGACGCGCTGCACTGCTGAGTGCCACAAGACCGGCATGACGGATGTGCGGCTGCGGCTGAACGGGATCTACGAGATCGTCTTTTCGGGCAACATTGGTGGCGTGGCAGCAGGTGCCGTGCAGCTTAGCATTTCCGCAGGGAATGCAGTGCTCCCGGGCTCTACCATGATCTCCACCACCGCTGCGGCCGGTGACCTGAACAACGTGGCCAAGACCATGCTGGTAGGCAACGGCTGCGGAATGTATGATATTATCCGCATCGTGAACACCGGCACTGCCAACCTGACCGTGGGGCCTGGTGCAAATCTTGTGGTCAGACGGATCGCATAAGGAGGGCTGAAACATGGAGGATCGTTGCATGATGAGCCTGCGCTCGATGATGGACACTCTGGTGGATGCCCAGAAATCCGAGCTGGCGAAGGGTGTGGACTCTGCAGACACGGAGGAGTCCGGGAAAGTGATCGACATGATCAAAGACCTGGCTCAGGCCCAGAAGTATTGCTGGGAAGCCTGCTACTACAAGACCCTGATCGAAGCCATGGAGGATGCAGACTACCAGCGGATGGGATACACCCAGACGCCCAAACAGCAGGCCTTTATGAAGGACTGGCTGCGGGACCCGGAGGAGTTCGAGAACCGGATGCGGGACAAGGACCACGGCGAATGGCCTTTGAGCCGCAGAGGGGAGTTCCGGCGTGAGGAAGGCCAGTACGGTCGGCCTTACGGGGAGTATCTGGAAGCTCGGAGGCACTACACGGAAAGCCACTCTGCCATGGACAAGGCGGATATGGACAAGTACGCTGGTGAGCATCTGATGAGCGCCATGACTGCTATCCGTACCATCTACGGCGATGCCGACCCTGAGCTGCGGAAGAAGATCAAGGCGGACTTCTCCAAGCTCGTGGCGGACATGCCGACGTAATTTCAAAATGGATCGGTTTATGATGAACGGGATATTCTGGCGAGTGCTGCGCACAGACCAGGATGACCCTGTACTCATAGACCGCACCGGCAGAAGGACTCTTGCCGTGACAGATCCCCGAACGCATTGCATCTGGCTTGCTAAGGGACTGTACGGCAGGAGTCTGGAGCGGGTGCTGTTGCACGAGCTGGGACATGCTACCATGGTAAGCTACGGGATGCTGCCAGAGCTGCACCGCATGGTGAGACCAGCCTATTGGACTGAAGCTGAAGAGTGGATCTGCAACCTGTTAGCAGACTATGGCGCAATGATATTTTGGAAAGCGTCTGACCAACTCGGCTATGATATTTTGGAATGGCAACCGCCCTATGCAAGGGATGGCATAGCATGAAAAAAGGCCCTGGAGATACACTGCGCTGGTTTCGGCGCGGAATCTTCAGGGCCTTTTATTTTTTTTTTGGCGTGGGGAGATGTGGATGGCGGCGGAAGGGTGCGGGTCATTCGTAGAGTAATCCTATATTTTGGGGAGAAAATGACGATGGTACGATGTGGTAAAAGACTGCTGGAAGAACTCGTCCGGGACGGCAGCGCCATCCTCTTCGTGGATGAGTTCCACACCATCGTCGGCGCCGGTGCGGCAGAGGGGGCCATCGACGCGGCCAGCATCTTAAAGCCGGTGCTGGCCCGAGGCGAACTGCAGCTCATCGGCGCGACGACGAATCAGGAGTTCCGCACCCACATCCAGAAGGACGCCGC